CCCCAGAGCCGGAACAGGTGGAGATCGACGGCGGCAGGATCGTCCCGCCGCCTGTGGAGTACACCACCAAGGTGACAGGCCGGGTGAACGCCGGGGCCTTTGATGTGGTCTTTGAGGAACTGAACTTCGGCCCGGAGCTGCGTAACTTCCATATCACCGACGACAGCCTGGGCGCTGGCGGTCAGAAAACGAAATACCAGAACAACATAGCGGCCATCCGCACCTTGAAGCAGATCGAGGCGGAGGGCCGTTTGGCTGCCCCGGAGGAACAGGAAACCCTCTCCCGCTATGTGGGCTGGGGCGGTATCGCCCAGGCATTTGACCAGAACGACCCCAAGTGGGCCAGGGAGTATGCCGAACTGAAGGACCTGCTCACCCCGGAAGAATACGAATCCGCCCGGTCTACCGTCCTCAACGCCCACTACACCAGCCCCACCGTCATTAAAGCCATGTATCAGGCGGTGGAAAACATGGGCCTCCAGCCGGGGACCGTGCTGGATATTAAGGCGTTGGATATGATACAAAACCGGAGAACCATACAGAGAAAAATAATGTAAAAGAGGGATATTTCAGAGGTTTTCAGAACCTTTTGAAGCGTCCCTCTTTTTGTTATGCTCTGCTCCTTCTGCCGAGGAATCGTCCTGCACCCTCCAAGAGCTATCGTTTCAGAGTATAGAGCAATCGTTTCAGAGTATGCACACACCCATAAAAGGATATTGCCAGCGGGTGAGAAAGGGAGTATACTGGAAAAAGAATATATCGCTGCTTGCGAAAGAAGGGTGATTTATGGCTGACCACTCATTCAAAGACTACGTAGCAGACCACTTTTACTCGGAGTTCTTTGATGCCATCAGGGATTACATCGGAGAAGACATTAACCGACTGGGGCTACGCTTGTCTCGTGTTAGGACAATAGGAGATTGGGAGCTTACAGATATCACGGTACAGTCTGTGTCAGTCGATGACCGACCGGGAATGGGGATACAATTCGAGGCGATCATAGATGCGGAGTTCTGTGTGCGTGAGGCCGACTACCACTATGATGAGGATGAGGAAGTACATCAATGGTTTTTGATAATTTGCGAGGGAAATCTGGAGCGTGATTTGGGGGATGTCCAGATTACCAAAACAGTAGTATATGACCGGAAGAACGCAAGAACTGCGCCGTTGTCAGATTCCCTTGTTCCGATTCTCTACAGCAACCAGATGGAGACTGTTGCTGTAGACTTTCTTAAGAGATACTACCCAGAGGCACTTCGTACTCCCATGCCCGTTGACCCTATCGAGTTGTCAAAGAAAATGGGACTGCGTGTGGAATTACGTCAGATAACAGAGGATTTCTCTGTGTTTGGACAGATATTCTTCTGTGACACGACCGCAGAGGTTTACAACAGCAAAACGGAATCTATGGAGTTGACAGAGATTCAAGGTAAAACCATCGTCGTTGACCCGCAGAACTTCTTTTTGAGAAACCTTGGCTCTGTAAATAATACCATCATTCATGAGTGTGTCCATTGGGATAAGCACCGGAAAGCTTTCATGCTTGAACGTCTGTACAACAAATCTGCCACACAGATACGCTGCCAGGTAACAGGAGGCATTAAGGACCGCACTGCCAGAAGTGCAACCGACTGGATGGAATGGCAAGCAAACACGCTTGCTCCTAAAATACAGATGCCCTTAGCCCCTTTCAAAATCAAAGCATTAGAGGTAGTTCGTAAGTACCGCCGGGAATTTAATACAGACGAGCTTGTGGACGTGCTGGAGGCGGTCATTGATGAGCTGGCGGCATTCTATACAGTGTCTCGGCTGGCAGCAAAAATTAGACTGGTGGATGCCGGGTACAATGAAGCGATAGGCGTGTATGAGTATGTCGATGACAGATATGTCAAGCCGTATCGCTTTAAAAAAAACGCCATTCAAAAGAACCAGACATTTTCCGTAGGTTTCAAAGATGCTCTGATAGAGAGCCTTACTTCGCCAGAGCTATTAGAAAAAGTAAAATCAGGAAACTACCTGTTTGTTGACTTTCATTTTTGCTTGAACCACCCCAAGTACATCCAGAAAAATGAGTGCGGGGAACCCGAGTTGACACGGTATGCCCGATGCCACATAGACGAGTGCTGCCTGGTATTCGATTTGGAAATCAAGTCTACAGACAGCTACGGAAAGCGTTTTTTTACTGAGTGTGTTCTTTACCGAGATGCAGCGTCGGACATTATCTTTATCCCTCACTATTCTGATAGGAACAAGTCAAACCCCAACCACGCTAAAATGCTCCATGAGTACAACCGTGATATACTGGAAGCTATGAAGAGCTTACCGATGAGCTTTTCCGGCACATTAAATCAGCTTATAGCTTGGACAGGAATGAAAGAAGAAAAATTGTCCGAGCAGTCTAAGCTCAGCGAAAAGACCATCCAAAGATTGCGAAATAATGAACCTGATAATGTTACGATTGAAACACTCATACAGTTGTGTATCGGTATGCAGCTTCCGCCACAGCTGAGTAATCGCTTAATACAAGCCGCCGGGAAATCGTTCATGATGACTGAGAAGCACTTGATGTACCAGTTTTTGTTAAACGTGTGTTATACATGCACAATAGACGAGTGCAATACTTATCTTATAGAACAGGACATGGAACCCCTCGGACGAAAAACCACAAATTAATTTATCCTCCAGCGGACATGCCATGTCCGCTAAAACTACAGAGCTGTGATACCCTATCTTTTAATTGATCTCAAAAAATAACCCAGCTAAGGCAAATCACCTTAGCCGGGTTATTTTTTTGCCCTTTTTTACCGGACTTGCCATGTCCTACACTTCCTGCTTCAAAGGGTATATACTCGCCTCAGAACGAAGGAAGACGCTCCTGTAAACTTTCACCTGTTCAACACAAAGCCATCACAAAAGTTACAAATTGCTACGGTACTATAAGTTTACAGGAACAAAATCCGATGTTCCAATAAAATATCATTGGCCTGATTAGCTATAAGGGCTGAGGATACGCATATATCGACATCTGAACTACACGGATGCCGGTACGTGGTACCCTGCTTTCCTTATGCCTAATCAGGCTTTTTGGATGCCACGAGCCACCGATACGAGCGTGTCCTCAACCTCTTCTGCAAAGAGTCAGGCGCAGAAAGGAAGGTACGCTATGAGAACGTACAAGGCATCAAAGGACAAACGCACCCAATACACCTACCACACCGCAACAGGTGAGAAAATTCAACTCACCACTGACGAGGTTGACCAGAAATGGCTTGACTTGCTCCACGCCGATGACGATGCCGTCATTGACGCTGAGCGCAGGGAACTCTACCACTGCCCCGGTCGCTACGACAGCCTGACAGGTATAGACGAGGCAGACCTTGAGAAAAGCAGTATGCTGGCTACCCCGGAGGAGGATTTCCTGGAGCGGATCATTAAAAAAGCCAAGTGCCAGGAACTGATGGAGGCTATTCAGACGCTACAGCCCCAGCAAATCGAGTTGATACATAAAGTGTACTACGAAGACCGCACCTGTGCCAGTATTGCCGCTGATGAGGGTGTTTCTAGGGCAGCCCTTTCCATCCGGCTCAAGAAGATTCATGCGGCTTTGGCAAAAAAACTTGTAATCTAAAATATTTTTGCAGAGAGGGGCTTAACAACCCCCTCTTTTTTTTGCATTCACATAGAGGGGCAAACAACAGCCCCCAAGAAAGCGAGGTACAAAGATGGCACTAAAGCATACGGTCACCATCCAAGTGGCAGACCGCAGCGGAAAGAAAGCTACGGTTCTGCGAGGCAGGAACATGAAGCTCCCGACCAGACTGCTGAGACTGCTCTTCGGTGATTTCACACAGGTCTATCTCCTAGCCCCTGGGCAGACGGTTGAGTCCGTTGATATCCGGGAAATCGAGGAAGGGGGTAAGACGTAATGTCTAAGATGAGTGAACTGGCAGCAGAGCTGCAGGAACTCCGGCGTTGTGGCGAGACACTGATCAGCATTTCTGAAACCCTGGTACAGATGTTTTCCACGCCAGCGGACAGTAAAGCCTCAGATGTCGCTGAGTCAGAAGCAACTACTAAGGCACCAGAGAAGAAGCTGACATTGGAAGATGTGCGGGCGGTACTGGCTGAGAAGTCACGTGCCGGACACACGGCGCAGGTCAAGGCGTTAATCAAAAAGCACGGCGCAGACAAGCTGTCTGAGATTGACCCCATGAACTACGCAGCACTTCTGGCAGATGCGGAGGTACTTTAATGGCGCAACATGCATTATTGTCCGCCTCCTCTGCCCACAGATGGCTTGCGTGTCCACCCTCTGCCCGTCTCTGCGCCGACAAGCAGGACGTAGGCAGCGTGTACGCACTACAGGGTACAGATGCGCACAGCCTCTGTGAACACAAGCTGAAACAGGCTCTGGGCATGGATTCCGCAGACCCCACGGAGCATCTCACATTCTATGACGAGGAAATGGAGCAGTGCGCCAACGACTACGCCGCCTATGTAATGGAGCTGGTGGCTGAGGCAAAGCAGACCTGCAAGGACCCAGTTGTGCTGATTGAACAGAGGTTGGATTTCTCCCAGTATGTCCCGGAGGGCTTCGGCACTGGCGACTGCGTGATTGTCGCAGATGGGACGTTGACTGTAGTGGATTATAAATACGGTCAAGGAGTGGAGGTGCTGGCGGATGACAACCCGCAGATGTGCTGTTACGCACTCGGTGCGTTGGAATTGTTCGACGGCATCTACGACATCAACGAAGTGCGCATGGTTATCTTCCAGCCCCGCCGGGAGAACATCAGCGTGTGTACCATGCCGAAAGAGGACTTGCTCCGCTGGGCGCAGGATGAACTGGCGGTTAAGGCAAAGCTGGCCTACGAGGGCGGCGGGGAGTTTAAGGCTGGTGATCACTGCCGCTTCTGCAAGGTCAAAGCCACATGCAGGAAGCGGGCAGAGTACAACCTGGAACTTGCCAAGTATGACTTTGAGATGCCTGACACTTTGGAGAATGATGAAATTGCCGCCATCATTACGAAAGCAGAGGAGCTGGCATCATGGGCGGCGGATGTGAAAGAGTACGCACTGCGGCAAGCACTGAGTGGCGTGAAGTATGACGGCTGGAAAGTAGTCGAGGGACGTTCCAACCGCAGGTACACCGATGAGGGAATAGTTGCCAAAACGGTTGAGTTACTCGGCAAGAACCCTTACTACGAGCCGGAGGTGTTGGGTATTACCGATATGACCAAGCTGCTCGGCGGCAAGAAAAAGTTTGATGAGATTCTCGGCGACTTGGTCTATAAGCCCCAGGGCAAGCCTGTCCTGGTTCCTGAGACCGACAAACGCCCGCCGATGAACACCGCACAAGACGATTTTAAGGAAATCTAAGGAGGATATGTAATATGTCAAAAATGGTAAATCCGACTAAGGTCATTACTGGTCCCAACACCCGCTGGAGCTACTGCAACGCTTGGGAGCCTAAGAGCATCAACGGCGGTACGCCGAAGTACAGCGTCAGCCTGATTATTCCCAAGTCAGACACGAGGACTATCGCAAAGATTGAGGCTGCTATCCAGGCGGCTTACGAGGAGGGAGCTTCCAAGCTCAAGGGTAACGGCAAGTCTGTTCCGGCTCTCAAAGCTATCAAGACCCCTTTGCGTGACGGTGATCTGGAGCGTCCCGATGATGAGGCTTACGCTGACAGCTACTTCATCAACGCAAATTCTTCCACCGCTCCCGGTATCGTGGACGCAGACCGCCAGCCTATCCTTGAACGCAGCGAAGTCTACAGCGGAGTTTACGGTCGGGCAAGCATCAACCTGTATGCCTTTAACTCCAACGGCAACAAGGGCATCGCTTGCGGACTGAACAATCTCCAGAAGATTCGTGACGGTGAACCGCTGGGTGGCAAGAGCCGTGCAGAGGACGATTTCGCAGATCTGGATGACGATGATGACGATTTTCTGAGTTGATACGACAGCACAGCCGCTGGGCGGCAGGGAAAAGGCAGATGCCGTTCCCCTGCCGCCCTTAAGGTAGTGAAAGGATGTGATGGTTCATGGAAGAAATCTGGAAAGACATCCCCGGATACGAAGGGAAGTACCAGGTCAGCAATATGGGAAGGGTGAAGAGCCTCAGCCGGATAATACAAGGGCGCAACCAGTTTGGCAGTTTTGAATGGCGGAGCCCGGAACTGTATCTGCGACCTGGAAGAGCTGATAAATACGGGCATCTGTCTGTAGTTCTGAATGGTCCAAGAAAAAGCCGACTGGTCCACCAGCTTGTCATGCTGGCTTTTGTCGGGGAGCCGCCGGAAGGGATGTATGTGCTGCATTCAAATGGCAATGCATCGGATAACCGGCTGTCTAATTTACGGTATGACACGCAGTCGGAAAATGTACTTGATGTTTACCGGCAGGGGAAAGCATGGAAAAAGCTGACTGTTGAGGATGTCGGTGGGATTCGCTTTGGGCTTTCCTGTGGAATTTCCTGCACGGAGCTGGGGCGGATGTTCGGTGTTGGACACCAGGCAATCAGCAAAATAAAGAATGGGGAAAGGTATCAATGGCTGGAATAAAAACTTTAGAAATTGACATAGAGTCGTTTTCCGATGTGGATCTGTCTAAGGCAGGCGTTTACCGCTATAGCGAGTCTCCCAACTTTGAAATCCTTTTATTCGGGTACAGTGTCGATGGCGGAGATGTAAAAGTGGTAGACCTTGCCCATGGGGAAAAAATCCCTGTGGAGATTATCGCGGCACTGGAAGATGAAACTGTGGAGAAATGGGCATATAACGCGCAATTTGAAAGAATCTGCCTGTCACGCTATCTTGGTCTGCCAGACGGGGAATGCCTTGACCCTTCATCGTGGAAATGCTCCATGGTCTGGGCGGCGTACCTGGGACTTCCGCAATCGTTGGAAAATGTGGGCGCGGTGCTTGGCCTGGAAAAACAGAAGCTGACCGAAGGCAAAGATCTCATACGGTACTTTTGCGTCCCGTGTAAACCGACTAAAACGAACAGCAGCAGGACACGCAATCTGCCAGAACACGACAGGGAAAAGTGGGCAAGGTTTAAGGCGTACAACCTCCGTGATGTGGAGGTGGAAATGCAGATACAGCAAAGGCTTTCAAAGTTTCCTGTTCCAGAGTTTGTGTGGGAGGAATACTGGCAGGACCAGGAGATCAACGACCGGGGCATTGGTGTGGACATGGAGATGGTTACGCAGGCAATTGCCCTAGACGAGCGTTCTAAAGCAGAGTTGACCGTAGCGATGAAAGACATAACAGGCTTGGAGAACCCAAACTCCGTACAGCAGATGAAACAATGGCTTGTGGAGAACGACCTGGAAACGGATTCGCTGGATAAAAAGGCTGTGGCGGAGCTTTTAAAAACTGCGCCGGAACCGCTGAAGACAGTGCTGACGCTCCGACAGCAACTTGCCAAGTCCTCCGTGAAGAAATACCAGGCAATGCGAAATGCAGTATGCAGGGATAATCGGGCGCGTGGAATGTTCCGCTTCTACGGAGGCAACCGTACAGGGCGGTTCAGTGGGAAAATTATCCAGTTGCAGAACCTCCCGCAGAACCACATCCCTGATTTGGCACAGGCTCGTGATCTGGTGCAGCAGGGGAACTTTGATGCACTGTCTATGCTCTACGACGACATTCCCGATACGCTTTCTCAGCTCATCCGTACAGCTTTTGTGCCACAGGGCGGCAGGAAGTTCATCGTGGCGGACTTCTCCGCTATTGAAGCCAGGGTGATTGCGTGGCTGGCAGGGGAAAATTGGAGACTGGATGTCTTTGCAAACGGCGGTGACATCTACTGTGCGTCTGCATCACAGATGTTCGGTGTTCCGGTTGTCAAGCATGGTATCAATGGGCATCTGCGGCAGAAAGGAAAAATCGCAGAGCTGGCATTGGGCTATGGCGGCTCGGTCGGTGCGTTGAAGGCAATGGGCGCACTTGAGATGGGTCTGCAAGAGGACGAGTTACAGCCACTTGTGGATGCGTGGCGAGAGTCAAACCCCAACATTACCCGGCTCTGGTGGGCTGTCGACCACGCCGTGAAAGAGTGCATCAACAAGAGAATGTCTACAGAGACACACGGCATTGGATTTGAGTACAAGAGCGGATTCCTGTTCATTGTCCTTCCCTCCGGCAGAAAGCTGGCGTATGTGAAGCCCTGCATGGGCGAGAACCAGTTCGGCGGAGAGGCTGTTACCTATATGGGTACAGGCAGTACGAAAAAGTGGGAACGACTGGAAAGTTATGGCCCCAAATTCGTCGAGAACATCGTTCAGGCTATCAGCAGGGACATCCTGTGTTACGCCATGCGGACGCTGTCGCACTGTGCAATCGTGGCACATGTACATGATGAACTCATCATTGAGGCAGACAGGAGTATGTCGCTGAAAGCAGTGTGTAAGCAGATGGGCAGAACGCCGCCGTGGGCGGAGGGCTTAGTCCTCCGTGCGGACGGCTATGAATGTGATTTTTATATGAAAGATTGAGGTGCTGCGCGTGAAACATTTGAGAATTGACTGGGAAACAGGGCACATGGATCTGTTCGTGTGGGATTTCTTCCCCTGCACATTGCAGAAAGCCCGGAAACTTGCGCCGCTGGTTAACAGTTACTGCACAGAGGAAGATAGGGCTGCGCTGATCTCGGAGCTGCATGGCATGACAATGTGTTACCAGATAGACGCTCAGGAGGGTAATGCTACGCTCATGGAAACCGAAAGGTATGAAGCCGTGATGGGTTCCATGGCAAAACCGGATCACAAAAAGAAGAAACAGCTTATGACCCGGATCAGGAAAGCTGAAACGCTGTTGAAGAGGACTGAAAAAATTATAGAACTCATCGAAAGGAGAAAGCCATGAACAAATATAACACAGAGGGCTACTATGACCCTGTCACCTGTGAGGCATTGAACAGGGTAGCGGCAAAAGAAAAGGAAGTGAAGAAGATTCCCGATTTCCGATCCTACGATGGCTACCGACCACTCGTTTACGTCTGCTCCCCCTATGCCGGAGATGTTCAGAGAAACAGGCAGAAGGCGAGAAAGTACAGCCGTTTTGCGCTGCGGCAGAACACGATACCGCTTACTCCACACCTGCTCTATCCGCAGTTCATGGATGACAATGACCCAGCAGAGCGGCGGCTTGCCCGACATAAAATCAGCTATGTGTTGGTGGGTAAGTGCGATGAGCTGTGGGTGTTCGGCGGTGTCATTTCGAGCGGGATGGGATACGAAATAGCTGTGGCAAAGAAACGGAAGATGAAGATTCGCTACTTTACAGAAGAACTGAAGGAGGTTCGGCGATGAATTTTACGCTCTGCACGGCAAACTGCACAGGCAATCCGCAGAACAGCCTCTACCCTAACCGAGTAGAGGTCAAGACCCCGGAGGATATGCTGGCGGCGATAGCGCGTGACCATGTTTGCGCTGAGTACAAAGACTCCCGCCGCAGTCTGGATAATTACCTGGGCGGTGATGTTGAAGTGATGGACTGCGACAACGACCACTCAGATAACCCGGATGATTGGATTACCCCGGAGCAGTACGAGGAGCTTTTCCCCGATGTGTCCTATGTGGTTGTGCCGAGCCGCAACAACATGAAGCAGAAAGGCAGCAAGTCAGCTCGTCCCAGGCATCATGTATATTTTCCGCATAACCATACGTCCACGCCGGAGGAGTGCGCTGCCCTTAAACGGGGTATCTATGAAACAGCAACGTTCTTTGACGGAAACGCTCTGGATGCCGCTCGGTTCATTTTCGGGTGTGCTGCTGACAATATTATCTGGCACGAAGGCAGCATCACCATTGACGAATTCTTGGACGAACAGGCGTTTGCTGAATTTGACAGAGAGTCAGGGAGCATCAAGGAGGGTTCACGCAACAGTACCATGAGCCGTCTTGCCGGGAAGCTCATCAAGCGGTACGGCGACACAGACGAAGCGCATGACATCTTCATAGAAAAGGCGCAGTTGTGTTCTCCCCCGCTCGCCCAGGATGAGCTTGACCACATCTGGAAGAGTGCCATCAAATTTGGAAAAAAGGTCAAGCGGCAGGACGGCTATATTGACCCGGACGTTTATAACCAGATGTATTCCCTGCGTCCTGACGATTACTCCGACATTGGACAAGCAAAAGTCCTGGCACGGGAGTATGAGGGCGAAATGGCGTACACGGACGCAACGGACTATATGCGCTATGACGGTACGCATTGGGTAGAGTCAAAGCAAATGGCTGTGGGAGCATGTGAAGAGTTTCTGGACTTACAGTTGAAAGAGGCACGGGCTGCGGTAGAGACCGCAAAGGCGGCTTTGCTGGGTTCGGGTGTGGATAAGGAAGCGATTGCCGCTGGCGGCAAAACGCTGGAAAAGGCAATCACACCCAAGAGCGAGAGTGCCTTTGCGGAATACTGCGCCGCACTGCTCTATCACAAATTCGTCATGAAACGCCGTGACATGAAATATGTGCTGTCTGCGTTACAGGCGGCAAAGCCTATGCTGCTCAGAGGCATTACAGACTTTGACAGTCAGGAATTTTTGCTGAACACACCGGAGGCTACTTACGATTTGCGAGCGGGTGTCAACGGCGGCAAGGAACATTGTGCCGATGACTTTATCACAAAAATGACGGCGGTATCTCCGAATGATGAGAAGTCAGACCTGTGGCTTAACGCAGTGAAGGACTTCTTCTGCGGTGATCAGGAACTGATTGATTATGTACAGCAGATCGTAGGGCTGTCCGCAATCGGCAAGGTGTATGTGGAGGCGTTGATCATCGCTTATGGCGAGGGCAGCAATGGCAAATCGACCTTCTGGAACGCCATAGCGAGGGTGCTTGGTTCGTACAGCGGCACAATATCGGCGGATGCCCTGACGGTTGGCTGTAAGCGGAATGTGAAGCCTGAGATGGCGGAGTTAAAGGGAAAGCGTCTCGTCATTGCGGCAGAACTGGAAGAGGGCATGAGACTGAACACCTCCGTTGTGAAACAGTTGTGTTCTACGGATGAGATCTCGGCGGAGAAGAAGTACAAAGATCCATTCAAGTACATTCCGACCCATACGCTTGTGCTTTACACCAATCATCTGCCGAGGGTGGGTGCGAATGATGAGGGTACATGGCGGCGGCTGATTGTTATCCCCTTCAACGCAAAAATCCAAGACAAGGCGCACATCAAGAACTATGCGGACTATCTGGTTGAGAATGCCGGAGGTGCTATTCTGACCTGGATTATTGAGGGTGCGGCAAAGGCCATCCAGAACGGATTCAAAATCGCACCGCCGTCCTGTGTCACGGAAGCCATCAGTCGATACAGGCAGTCAAATGACTGGCTCTCTATCTTCATCGACGACTGCTGTGAGCTGGATGCATCCTATACGCAGAAGTCGGGAGCACTCTACCAGGAGTACCGGGCGTACTGTGCCAGGACAGGAGAGTACACCCGGAGTACGACTGATTTTTATGCCGCGCTGGAAACAGCAGGATTTAAACGGAAGAAAACCAGAACAGTGGTAATAGTATCCGGAATCCGCTTAAAATCGGACTTTTTAGAGGATTAGAAAAAATTGGTGTGGAGGTCGTGGAGGTCTCCGTATAAAACCCCCTTTAGGGCAGAAATTTTACCAAAAAAAGGCTCTATAGATAGTTTTAGGAAACGACCTCCACGACCTCCACACATACAAAATTTGGATGAGAAAAGGAGCGTCATATGCGAGAAAAACAAGTAGAGCAAAGGCTGGTGCAGGAGGTCAAAAGCCGTGGCGGGATATGCCCAAAGTTCACCTCCCCCGGTTTCGCCGGGATGCCAGACCGCCTGATTCTTCTTCCGGGCGGCAGATTCGCTTTTGCGGAACTGAAAGCCCCCGGCGGAAAGCCCCGACCGCTGCAAACAGCACGGCACAGGCTCCTGCTGCGGCTGGGCTTCCGGGTGTTTGTGATTGACGAAATGTCACAGGTTAAAACAGCACTGGACAGCCTGAATGCCCCCGAGAGCCTCCAGGAAGCCCCACACGCCCCTTTAGGCGGTTCAGACGGGAAAGTGTATACCCCCAAAATCAGAAGCCCTCTGACGGGCATTCTGGTGGACACAGAGAGGTGACGGATTGATGAAAGTAGAAATGCAGTGCGACTGGTGCGGAAAGCTGTTTGTGAGGGACTCAGCTGCATGTAAAGGAAAAAAGCACCATTTTTGTAGCAGGAAGTGCCTCGCAGACTTTAGCAGCAGGGAGAAAAACCCTACTGGTTATCGAAATTTGAAAGATTATACGAACATGAGTACACACATGAGCCAGCTTAATGCAGAGCTTAACCCGGACAGGATGACGGTGGAAACACGAAAAAAGCTAAGAAAGCATCACCTTGGTAAAGGAGAATGCAAGGGCTATTCAAAAATCTATGGTAGAGCAGCACACCGCGTTATTGCTGAACAGATTCTGGGCAGACCACTTAAGCCGGAAGAAGTTGTTCATCATCGTGATGGAAACAAGTACAATAATTGTCCTGAAAATCTGGTTGTGTTTCCTAATGTGGGGGAGCACACTCGGTTTCATCATGAGTTCAAGTGGTTTTTGGGTCAATTAGAAAGATTGGAGACTGAAGAAAATGCCAAATCGAATTAATCTCCATTCATATCAAAGCTATTGTGTGTCCTATATTGAGCAAAATAACATCTCAGCCATCTTCTTGGATTGCGGATTAGGCAAGACAGTCATAACGCTGACCGCACTTGTCGACCTGCTGTTTGACAGCTTCGAGGTTCACAAGGTTCTGGTAATCGCGCCCCTGCGGGTGGCAAGAAACACATGGGGCGATGAAATACAAAAATGGGAACATCTGAGCATTCTGAAATACTCTGTTGCCATCGGCACAGAGGCAGAACGGCTGGCGGCGTTAAAAGCTGAAGCCGATATTTACATCATCAACCGGGAGAATGTTGCATGGCTGGTAAACAACAGCCACCTCCCTTTCGACTACGACATGATCGTCGTGGATGAACTGTCCAGCTTCAAAAATCACCAGTCCATGCGGTTCAGAGCCTTGATGAAAGTCCGACCGAAGGTCAAGCGTATTGTTGGCCTGACCGGTACGCCGTCCAGCAACGGTCTGATGGACTTATACGCCGAGTTTCGACTGTTGGATATGGGAGAACGCCTTGGAAGGTATATCGGGCAGTTCCGCACAGCGTATTTCAAGCCGAACAAAACGAACGGTCATGTCGTATACAGCTACCGCCCTCTGCCGGGAGCAGAGGAGGCAATCTATGACAAAATTTCCGACATCACCATTTCCATGAAAGCGACAGATCACCTGGACATGCCGGAACTTATCAATACCGAGTATTTCGTGCATCTGTCAGAGCCGGAACGTGAGAAATACGACGGATTGAAGAAAGACCTCCTGCTACAGCTCCCCGACGGTGAGGTTACCGCAGCCAATGCCGCCTCTCTGACTGGAAAGCTGTCCCAGATGGCAAATGGTGCTGTGTATACCGACGAGGAGAGCATTGTGAGCATCCATGACCGGAAGCTGGATGCGCTGGAGGACATCATCGAGGCGGCAAACGGCAAACCCGTACTTATCGCTTACTGGTTCAAGCACGATTTGACCAGAATCACAGAACGGCTGCACAAAATCGGCGTTCCCTATCAGAAAATCAGTTCTGATGCCAGTATCCAGAAATGGAATGCCGGAAAGCTGCCTGTGGCACTGATACACCCCGCCAGTGCCGGACACGGGCTGAATTTGCAGAGCGGGGGATCTACGCTGGTGTGGTTCGGGCTGACTTGGTCGCTGGAATTGTACCAGCAGACGGTAGCGAGGCTTTGGAGGCAGGGACAGTCCTCCGGGACAGTCACGGTGATGCACATCCTGGCAAAAGGCACGATAGACGAACGCATCATGAAAGCCCTTGCTTTGAAAGACAGTTCCCAGGCGGCATTGATCGATGCTGTAAAAGCAGACTTAGGGCAATAGCAGTCCAATTTTCGGAGGTAGAGAATATGAGCATTGTATGGCAGTATCTTGACAAACGCAGTGCGGCAATCAGCGCATTGCAGGATTTCAGCAGCATGGAGTTCATCCTTTCGCACACAGACGAAGAAATCAAAACCACACGGGATAAAATGACCGGAATCAGCAGCCCCCAGATTGACGGAATGCCAAAAGCGCATAATCCGCAGGCCACAGAGGAGCGCATTGTAAAGGGTGTCCATGAAATCGACGTGCTGAGAGAGCGATACAGACAGGCGGCGGAATACATGGAGTGGTTCAAGCCAGCATGGGAACAGCTGTCGGAAGATGAGCGGTATGTGCTGGAGACTTTTTACAGCAAGGACAACGCCTATGGCAGCGGCACGATATACGCCATTGCCGAGCGGTTCCACATAGACAGGAACGCCGCCTACAAGAGAAAGAACCGTGCCCTTGACAAGCTGACGGTGTTACTGTTCGGCAAATCCTGATGTGTCCAATTTTGATGGATGAAGTTTCTGTTTGGACATGGTATACTAGTAACATGGAAAAATGCAAAGAGCCTTGTGGGAGCAGTCTCACAGGGCTTTTTTTGATGCAGAGAAAAGGAAGTGGAAGCTATGCCGAGAAAAGCAAAACGTCCCTGTGCCTACCCTGGATGTCCCCGGCTGTCGGATGGGCGGTACTGTGAGGAGCACCAACGGCTGGTAGCGAAAGACTACAACCAGCACCAACGTTCCCCAGACGTAAACAAGACATACGGGCGTGAGTGGCGGCGGGTACGTAAGCTTTACGCAGAAGCCCATCCACTGTGTGAGCAGTGCCTGAAAGAAGGACGGCTTACGCCTGTAGAAGAAGTACATCACATTCTGCCTGTGTCACAGGGTGGGACGCACAGCGTGACAAACCTGATGTCCCTGTGCCAGTCCTGCCACACCAAGATTCACCTTGAGCTTGGCGACCGACAGATACGCAGTTGACCACACCCCCTCTCACAGCCCCCTGAATGCCCTGTACGGCGTTTGCCGTTGTTTCTCGCAAAACTATAGCCCCTGCTGTTGGAACGCCTTGTGAGGGCTGTCAGAGGGCTTAGAGGGCATGAGGGGGAGGGGCGGTCAAAATCTCTAAAAAGTACCAAAAAGGACAACGGCTTGGCCTCTCATGCACAGAAACCGGAATTCAAAGGGGGTATAACCCCCTCTTTTTCTCTGATTTTTGAAAAAACGACAACTACGACTTTGCTCCTGGACTCTCTGGGAGCAGGGGCAGGACGTTGTTTACGCTTATAACTCTATATTTCCACTTGGTCACGGAGGTGAGTACAACGGCAAAGGATGGAACACAGCGAGGCGGTGCGAGAGTCGGGGCTGGCAGAAAAGCAAAAGCTCTGACGGATAAAATCAACGAGGGCGCAAGCGCAAGCGTTTTGCAGTTCCCCGATGAACTGCTCGGTGCTGACATGCCAGCAGTAAAAGACTACTTGAAGGCAAACCAAAAGAACGGTCGTGACCTTCTCGCTGAGGAGATTTACAAAGAAACTTACACCTGGCTGGCAGCACGTGGCTGTGAAAAGGCTGTGTACTCGCAGTTGATTGAACAATATGCCATGAGCGTTTCACGCTGGATACAATGTGAGGAGGCAATTTCTGAGTACGGTTTTCTCGCAAAGCATCCGACCACTGGAAATGCGATTGCTTCACCCTATGTTTCCATGAGCCAGGCATACATGAAGCAAGTCAATCAAATCTGGTATCAGATTTTTCAAGTCGTCCGTGAGAATTGCAGCGTGGAGTTTTCCGGCACACCCATGGATGACACAATGGAACGGTTACTGACGGCAAGACAAAATCGCTGATCTGCTCCAGGGCGCAGAAGTCAGCCCTGCAACAGAGCTTGATATAGAGAACGCATTTTCTCCCGAAGAATTACAACCAGTTGATGAACACGACCTGACTGTGAAAAACGAAGCAGCCGGGATACAGCACACAGCGGAAGACTACTTGACCCGGATGAAACGGGAAGCACAGGTCAATCCGGTATTGCTGAAGCAGTTTTCTGTCAATATCGCCAGGAGCCGTCAGAGCGATATGTGTATTTCAGAGTATGGAGAAGCCATGGCAGATATTAGTTTAGGGTACATAGCACAGGCCAGCTCCCTTTGGAGTCAGATAGTGGGAGCAGCAAAAGAGGAAGGGGCATCAAAAAATGAAAACAACACAGGAGATGCAGCTTGTCCCAACAAGCAAGCTGATACCGTATGTAAATAACGCAAGGACACATTCGCCGGAGCAACTGACCAAGCTCCGCTCCTCCCTGCGTGAATTTGGCTTTATCAACCCGGTCATTGTTGACCGGGAGTTTAACGTCATAGCCGGACATGGCAGGATTGAGGCGGCAAAGCTGGAGGGTATTGAAGAAGTACCCTGTGTGTTTGTAGACTACCTGACGGAAGCACAGAAGAAAGCGTACATCCTCGCTGATAACCGCATGGCAATGGATGCCGGGTGGGATGAGGAGCTTCTGCGTATCGAAATTGAAGCCCTGCAAGCAGAATCTTTTGACATCGGGCTGACAGGTTTTGAGACACAGGAGCTTGCAGACCTCTTTGGCGGAGAAAGCGAATCTGATGTAAAGGATGATGGCTTTGACCTGTCTGCCGCCTTGGAAAAGGCAGCCTTTGTCGAAAGAGGTGACATTTGGACAGTGGGCAGACACCGCCTGATGTGCGGTGATGCCACTAACGCAGAGGATGTTGGAAAACTTATGGATGGCAAGAAAGCAAATCTTGTTCTGACTGATCCGCCTTATGGAGTTTCGTTCAAGAGTGCCGATGGGTTGACCATCCAGAATGACAGCATGAAAGGTGACGAATTCTACACCTTTCTGTACAATTCATTCAAGAACATGGCGGAACACCTGGAGAACGGGGGTTCTGCTTATATTTTTCATGCGGACACAGAGGGGCTGAACTTTCGCAGAGCGTTCATTGACGCTGGATTCCACCTTGCCGGATGCTGTATCTGGGTGAAAGACAGCCTCGTTCTCGGACGCTCCGACTACCAGTGGCAACATGAGCCGGTGCTGTACGGTTTTCTGCAAAACGGAAAGCACCGCTGGTACTCCGACCGCAAGCAGACTACTATCTGGAACTTCGCCAAGCCGAAGCGAAACGCCAACCATCCGACCAGCAAGCCGCTCGACCTGCTTGCTTACCCTATCCGAAATTCCACGCAGGAGAATGCTATCGTGCTTGACACCTTTGGCGGCAGTGGTTCAACGCTTATGGCTTGTGAGCAGACCAACCGCATCTGCTGCATGATGGAGCTGGACGAAAAGTATGCTTCTGTGATTCTCCGTAGATATGTTGAGGATACAGAGGACGCAGACAACGTGTATGTAGAACGGAGCGGTGAACGTATTCTGTATTCTGCCCTGGTAAAGAAGGTAGAGGCACATGACTAAAAGAGAATGCGCCGTCATAACGGCATACACGGACATATCAATGCTCCAGGGTGATGACCTGTCATATCTGTACGACTACCTCTCTGGGATAGTTGGCAGACCTGTGTACACCCATGAGTTTCCGGGCATCGTTTCTCAATATCGGGATACAAGAATCAAAGATGATTTTCTTGCACTGTGCAGAAATGCGACAGAGCTGGAGGTGGGTACAGGGTGAACAAGCCACCTTTCTACGTCTGCTCACTATCTGGCGGGAAGGACTCCACAGCAATGCTCCTGCGGCTGCTTGAAGAAAATCGACCGGTGGATATGATACTGTTCTGCGATACGGGACTTGAATTTCCCGACATGTACGCACATATCGACAAGCTGGAAAAATACATCGGCAGAGCAATCACAAGGATTAAGGCTGAGTACAGCTTTGAATATTATTTTTCTGAAGCCCCAGTCAAACGTGGGAATCCTGAGAGGTTCCGTGCATTATTTGGTAAAGATTACAACGGCTACGGCTGGATGACGCCAAGAATGCGGTGGTGTACCACTCGTTTGAAAAGCCAGCCGAGGGAACGATTTCTACGCCGTCTTCGTGAAAAACATGATATTCGAACGTATGTAGGAATTGCCGATGATGAACAGTATCGCTTAGAACGAAAAAATAATCAGAGTTCCGAGTGTATTCACCCGCTTGTAGAATGGCACATGACGGAAGCCGACTGTCTGCAATATTGCAAAGCGCGTGGTTTTGACTGGAATGGCCTGTATGATAAACTCAAGGGTGTAAGCTGTTGGTGCTGTCCGATGCAACCGCTGGAAGAGCTGCGTGTGCTTTATCGGGATTTCCCTGACTTATGGGCGCAACTTAAGCGGTGGGACGCTATGACGTGGCGCAAATTCAGGAACGGTTACTCTGTAGAACGATTAGAGCAACGCTTTGATTTTGAAAATGAATGCCTTGAAAAAGGTGCTTCTATCAAAAGCAAGGCGTTTTTTGATGCTCTGCGGCAACAGTTGGAGGTGTAAAAATTGGTAGAAGTCTATGGATCGACGTTGAAAATCCCACATGGTGACAGCGCAAAAATCCTGATTTCCATCCAAAACAAAACTACTGGAGAGCTGTATCGGCTTGCTCCGGGGGAGTCTCTTCGATTTACGATTTCCACAGGTCCCAGCGCAAAAGAAACTCTTCCGATTTTGGAGAAGCGGCTGACAGACCAGGATGCAGAGCTGCGGTTCTTCCTTTACCTGACACCAAGAGAAATGTCGATCCCCAAAGGGAGGTATCATTTCCGGGTAACCGTGTGCAATGAAGAACGGGGAACAGCAGACACAGTCATTGGCGGCGTGAATGAAGCCGTCCTACTTGTAACGTGAAAGGAGCTTTGAAAATGGCAGACGAAAATATGCTGGTTGGCCATATTGAGAGATTCGTTGACAGTACGGGTGGAAAGGACGGCAAAGATGGATTCTCCCCTACTGCCACAGTATCAAAGACGGACGGCATAACAACCATCACCATCACTGACCAGAACGGCACAACTTCTGCGCATATCCTGGACGGGGCTAAAGGTGACAAGGGCGAAGATGGCAAGCCGGGAGAGCGTGGAGCTGACGGTGCAGACGGTTTTTCCCCCACTGCCACTGTGTCCAAAGCAGCCGGTGTAACGACACTCGCTGTTACCGACCGAAACGGCATGACTACTGCGCAAATCCTGGACGGAGTCAAAGGCGAGCACGGCGCAGATGGTGTTTCTCCGACAGCCACAGTGTCAAAGGCAGATGGTATCACCACAATTACCATCACCGACCAGAACGGCACTACCTCTGCTGAGATACAGGACGGTGCGAAAGGCGAACGTGGTGAGCGCGGAGTCAAAGGCGACCGGGGCGAGACCGGAGAACCCGGAGCTAAAGGAGAGCCGGGAGAACGTGGTGAAAAGGGTGAACCTGGAGAGCCGGGCGAAAAGGGTGCAGATGGGTTTTCTCCGACGGTGACATTGAGTAAAGTTGGCAATACAACCACAGTTACCGTGACAGATCGGAACGGTACAACCACTGCACAGATTCTGAATGGAGCAAAAGGGGACAAGGGTGAACCCGGCGAACAGGGCGAAAGAGGCCCCGCTGGAGAAAAAGGCGCACAAGGTCAGCGGGGAGAAAAAGGTGCGGATGGATTCTCCCCTGTGATTTCGCTAAATAAAACACAGGGTGTTACGACTATCAGCGTTACCGACAAGGACGGCACGACCTCTGCTCAGATTCTGGACGGGGCAAAGGGCGACAAAGGTGACCCTGGCAAGGATGCCGACAGCACAAAAATTGAAGCTGCTCTTGACCTGCATACATCTGGGCTTGCTTCGCTTGCAAACGCTGGGGCAAAAAATCTCTTGAAAGCGGATACTTCTATCACCTCCGTCAGCGGGTTGACCGTGACTTATCAGGAGGATGGAGGCGTTTGCTTTAACGGAACAGCAACCGCTAACGTAACGCTGCCCATTTTCAACGGCACAAAGAATCCTGATTGGGCAAAAAAGCACATCAACCAAAATCTGATTCTAACCGGCTGTCCTGCCGGGGGCAGTAATTCCACTTACAGGCTGCAATTTTGGAAATACAATATTGATAAGCCGTCAGCATATGATATGGGCGAAGGTGTCGAAGTCACATTCACAAATCTCGATGGTAACAAAGCAGATGACACTCTGTGGCGCATTGTAATCCTGATCAACAAGGGTTTTGTCTGCGATAATCTGACCTTTTACCCTATGTTGCGGGATGCTTCCATCGCAGACAGCAGTTACCAGCCTTATGCGATGACAAACGCAGAGCTGACGGACGCAGTGCTGCAGCTTCTTGAAAAACTGAATGCGTGATTCCGCAGAGGGGGGCTTAACAACCCCTTCTGCTTTTTGCATTGACATAGGAGCTGATTGTTCCTGGAAGGGAGAAAAAGTACATGCAAGAGCACAAAGCACTAACTCTTGGTAGCTTGTTTGACGGCTCTGGCGGGTTTCCGCTAGGAGGTCTGCTGGCTGGCATCACGCCAATCTGGGCATCGGAAATCGCGCCATTTCCAATCAGAGTAACCACCAAACGCATCCCGTCCATGAAACACTACGGTGACATTTCACGGATGGACGGCGGGAAGATCGAGCCAGTGGACATCATCACATTTGGCTCGCCATGCACCGACATGAGCATCGCTGGCAAAAGGGCTGGGCTGGACGGAAAGCAATCCAGTCTGTTTCACGAAGCAATCCGAATCATCAGAGAAATGAGGGAAGCAACCAATGGCAAATATCCAAGATACTGTGTGTGGGAGAACGTTGTTGGGGCGTACAGCTCGAACGGCGGCAACGACTTCAAAGCCGTCCTTGAGGCGGTCATCGGCATTGTCGAGTCGGGAGCCGAGGTGCCTCCGCCTGAGAAAAACCGCTGGCCTTACGCCGACTGCTACGTGGGAGACGGATGGAGCGTTGCGTACCGCACTTTCGACGCACAACGCTGGGGAGTTCCCCAACGAAGAAAACGCATCTACCTTGTCGCAGATTTTGCAGGAGAATGTGCCGGAAAAATATTATTTGAGTCCGAAGGCTTGTCAGGGTATTCTGCGGAGAGCTTCCGAGCGTGGCAAAGAGCTGCCGGAAGTGCTGAGGCTTGCTCTGGAACGTCAGGCGGCATCTGCCTGAACGACCAGGGCGGTACCCAGATGGACATCTCCGAGGATGTGACTGGGACACTCCGCGCCGAGGCACATGGCCACCCGCCCTGTGTAATCCAGGCATACGGCATCTGCTCAAAGGACAGCAACAGCATGAGGTCAGATAATCCGCACAGTGGCATCTATGAGGCTGACACCGCTCGTACATTGGATGCGAATGGCGGTAGCCCTACCTGCAACCAGGGCGGGATTGCCGTTGTGGAAAGCTATGCCATTCAAGGCTCTATGATTTGCAGGATGGAGAAGAACGGTCTCCAGGGTAACGGCATCAATAAGGACGTTTCATTTACCCTTAATACCGCTGACCGTCATGCAGTCTATGCCGCCGCTACAGGCCACATGCAGGTTGAAAAAGAAAAAAGACCTACCTTGGCGGCACGAGACGCTTATGCAGTGAGAAAGCTCACTCCTACCGAATGCGCCAGGCTACAAGGCTTTCCGGATTGGTGGTGCGCTGACCTGGAAACGCCAGACCCGACAGAGGATGACATTGCTTTCTGGTCAGAGGTCTGGGAAACGCACCGACGGATCGTGGGCAGTTCCAGTAAGGCAAAGACCCGGAATCAAATCATCAAATGGCTGAAAAATCCGCACTCCGATTCCGCAGAATACAAGATGTGGGGCAATGGCGTAGCTCTGCCCTGCGTGTTCTTCGTGCTGGTTGGAATTGTGTACTATTCACAGTTTTCTGACTTTTTATTGTAACATTTATTTTGCTGAAAGGGCTTGCTATTTCAGTCGAAAAGAGTGATATATGTAATACCGCAAAAAGGAGGGAATTAATAAATGCGAATTAAATTTAACCGCACAGGCGCAGAACGTAAAGCCTTGGTCACAGCAATGGGTGAAATCCTGGGAGCCAGCCCCCGCTATCTTGGAATGCCGACAGCCGCCTATGAGGTAGACTACTGCCATGTCGATAAGAATGGTACTGTAGAGTTTGACGACCGTGCGGACAGTAAAGAAGTGGAACGACTGCTTGAAGAACTTGAAGGCAAGGGGTTTGTCGGAGAGAGCGAAGCTCCTGCGCAGGAGACAAGCATGGGGTTTACAGTGACGATGCCGAAAGCACTTTTTACGGATGCCGCCTTAGAGAACCTTGCCAAACTGCTGGACGCAAAAGGAAGCCTTATCAAAAAGGCTCTTAACAAAGAGTCCCTGCCCATTGAAATCAGCGACGAGACAGTCTCTTTTCCCTGGTTCAGTGGCGAACTTACTGCCGAAGAAGTCAAAGCCTATACACATCTGGTTACCGCCTTGTGTGATATGGCTCGAACTCAGAAACGGGTTACTACCAAAGCCAAGGAAGTCGACAATGACAAATATGCTTTTCGATGCTTTCTCATCCGGATGGGTTTCATAGGACCCGACTACAAAATGGAACGAAAAATCCTGCTGAAAAACCTGTCCGGCAGTTCCGCTTTCAAGCATAGCGCAAAACCGAAAGCCGAAAAGTAAAGGCACTATATGCAGTAATTTAATCGACGATATACACAAGATATAGCAGAAAACTTTGTGTACTAATCGTATTGCTATAATTCCGTTTTAGAATTAATATGTGTCCAACAAAAGGGAAAACAAACCTTTTGAACACAAAAACGGAGGAAAAAGCAATGAACGAAAAAACAAAGAATGAAAAAACAAAGAACCAAATCGCCGAGATGAAGAAGCAGACCATCGGGGTTGAGGTGGAGATGAACAGCATCACCCGCCAGAACGCCGCCAAGCTCGCCGCCGAATTCTTCGGCACCGGGCGGTTCGAGGACACCGCCTCCCGCAACGGCTACTGCACCTGGTCGGCTTGGGACGCCAGCGGCAGGGAGTGGAAGTTCCAGAAGGACATAAGCATTGCGGGACCGGACAGCGAGAAGTGCGAGATGGTAACTCCCATCCTGACCTACGCCGACATGGAGACCTTGCAGGAACTGGTACGGCGGCTGCGCAAGGCAGGAGCCAAGAGCGATGCCACCAGAGGGTGCGGAGTTCACATCCACATTGGGGCAAACGGGCACACCCCGCAGAGCCTTCGAAACCTCGCCAACATCATGGCGAGCCACGAAAGCCTTCTGGCGGATGCCCTCAACCTCGACCGGGGCAGAATGAACCGCTACTGCCGCACGGTTGACCCCCGTTTTCTGGAGGCGGTCAACCAGCGCAAGCCCAGCAGCATGAGCGACCTCGCCAACATCTGGTACAGCGCACACGGAACCAGCTACGGCAGAAACCAGCATTACAACGACAGCCGCTACCATATGCTCAACCTCCACGCCACCTTCACCAAAGGTACGGTCGAGTTCCGGCTTTTCCAATTCGACGCACCCACCGCCGAGCGCAAGAACGGACTCCACGCTGGACAGCTCAAGAGTTACATCCAGCTTTGCCTCGCACTGAGCCAGATGGCAAAAACCCTCAAGACCGCCAGCCCCAAGCCCCAGCAGACCGAGAACCCCAAATACGCCATGCGGACTTGGCTCCTCCGGCTGGGATTCATCGGTGAGGAGTTCGCCACCGCACGAGACCTGCTGACCCGCCGCCTTGCCGGAGACGCAGCCTTCCGCAACGGCAGAGCAGCTTGAAGAACCCGCAGGAGGTAGCCTCCTGCCACCTTACCTCCGACCGCTTCGGCGGTCTTAAGGTGGTAGAAGGGTATCCCCTTCGGAAAGGATGGAATTCAATGTACAAAAAATACTACGTGGCTTACGGCTCAAATCTCAACCTCCGACAGATGCGGATGCGCTGCCCTGGCGCAAAGGTGGTCGGCACTTCGGTAATCCAGGATTATGAACTGCTGTTCAAGGGCAGCAAGACCGGCTCCTACCTCACCATCGAACAGAAAGCGGGCGCAAGTGTTCCCGTGGCGGTGTGGTCAGTGACTAAAACGAATGAGGAGGCACTTGACCGCTACGAGGGTTATCCGACCTTTTACTACAAAGCAGAAATGGTGCTGCCCGTTACCGGAATCCGATCTGGCAAGGTGCGCAGACGCAGGGTGTTCGTCTACATCATGCACGAAGAGCGGGAGCTGGGGTTTCCCTCCAAGGGCTATGTGGCGACCTGCCTTGAGGGGTATCGGGCGTTCGGCTTTGACCCGAAACTGCTGGTACAGGCACTGGACGCAAGCTGGGAGGTGACGGTATGAAAGAATACGGCAATGTCATCCGGGTTTCGGTCTGCCCCAAATGCGGGCAGACCTACGCAGAGCCTCCGGCACTCTCTCGTACCGATGGACAGACGCGCATCTGTCCAGACTGCGGCACACGGGAAGCCCTGGAAAGCATCGGAGTAGAGCCGTCCGAGCAGGATAAAATTTTAGCAGCGATTCACCGCAATATGGGAAGATTTTAGTTGCTATGTAGGGAAACCTATGGTATACTCTACCTGTCAGAAGGCAAAACAAAATCAAATTTTTGGAGGGGTTGTATATGAATTTTGGTGCGGCTTTACTCGTCTACGGTGGCATGGCGGCGTTGATCTTTTTCCTTTGTTCCGCGTTCTCGACAAAACAGGAGCGGTATTCTCTTGGATTGGCGTTTGGGGTTTTGGAGTTGCTTTCGGCGGTTGTATCCTCGTTTGTTTGGGCAGAGGCTTTGTGGGAAAGTGGAAAAATTGACTGGTTTTTGTTTGGGATTCTCAATTATCCACTAATTGGGTTGATTTTCTGGTCTATGCTCGTAGCTGGTGTACTGTGTGTCGTTGCAAGCATCCGGGGCATCAAGCAGAAAAAAGCCGCTGGCCAAGCCTAAAACTTCACAGTTCCGCCTACAGAAAAGCGTCTGGCAACGGACGCTTTTTCTGCTGTTCTGCGTTGTGCAAATATACACAAAATTGTGTATAAAACCTTGTGTAGTAATGGTATTGCTATTAGTCCGTACTTATGGTATACTGTAATTACCGAAAGGGGATAACCCCCCCACGGAATACACACAACGGAGGATAACGCAATGAAAAAGTACACGGAGAAAAGCAGCGTGAGGGCTTACACTGAGGAGATTCGCACCTTGCAGAAAAACGGGGAGTTCCACTTCGAGGGTTTGACCCGCGAGGAGAGCCGGAAAGCCGCAACCGAGTTGGCAAGAGCCGCCATGTGGGAGGACAGAAAGTACGGGGTGGAAAGCCAATTCGGAATTGCCAGAGACGCCTTCGGTTACTACTTCGCCGCCCACATCAACAACTGATGAGGGTATAGCACCCGCCCTTCGGGGCTGGTGCTCGTACAGTAAGCCGCACTAGGCGGTTATTTTTATGCCTACCTCAGTATAAATATACACAAAAAAGTGTATAAAACTTTGTGTAGTATACATATTGCTATAAGTCATTACTTATGGTATACTGTAATTACCGAAAGGGGGAAAGCCCCCACGGAATACACACAACGGAGGAAACAAAGATGATCGGATACGCAGAGGCACTGAGAAGGGCAAGGGCAAGCAAGGCAGACTGGAACGAGGAGGAGCGGATTTCCAAAGCGATCCTCACCTGGGCGGACAGCGAATGGGAACACGAAACGGAAATCGAAAACGACGGCATGGAAGATTCCGAGTTCACCGCCTGGGTTGAGGAGTACGCCGAGGAGCTGGTAACGGAGGACGCAGCCAAGAACGGCACGACCTGCGAGGAGCTTCTGGGAATCGACTACGAATACGAAGCCATCGACGACGACGAGCGGTTCGAAGACGACTACGAAGCCTACCTAGAGCTTGAGTGGGAATGCCGCACCGGACGGTGAGCGGAACCCCGCCGAAAGCAAAGCCCCAAAAGGGGCTTGCTCTCGTACACAACATGGCAAGCAGGCCGTACCTGTGCGCCGTGCCTTATGGCTTGCTTTGGCAAGTCCTTTTTTATACCTATTTTTGGAGGTGACGAAAACGAGAAAACTGAAAAAGTACAAGCCGACGAAGTTCAAAGCCCGGAACAGCCATTATGACGCTGCCGCCGCTGATTTTGCCGTAGCTTTTATCGAAAGCCTGTGTCACACGAAAGGCACGTGGGCTGGGAAGAAATTTGAATTGATTGACTGGCAGGAACAAATCATCCGTGACCTGTTCGGCATCCTCAAGCCCAACGGCTACAGGCAGTTCAATACGGCTTACATTGAGATTCCCAAAAAGCAGGGCAAGCAATTGTCCCTTGATACGCTGATTCCAACACCGGATGGCTTCACAACAATGGGAGCGATTCGGATTGGGGATACCGTTTTTGATGAGAAAGGGAATCCGTGTCATGTTGTTGCCAAAAGTAAAGTTGATTTTGAAGAACAGGCATATCGAATCACGTTTAAAGATGGCCAGGTTATCGAAGCCGGAGAGCACCATCAATGGTGTGGTGAATACACACACGGCAAGCGAAAAAAGTGCATTATGACAACTGGTGAGATTTTTCGATCTGAAATCAATGGATGTTACCCGTTCAAAATTCCGTCCGCAACAAATGTACCAACCGCTCAGAAATATGGCAAACATAGACTCATCGACAAAATTGAACCCATAGAAAACCGTGGGATGCAATGTATCCAAGTTGACAGCCCGTCGCACCAGTATTTGGTGGGGCGTTCTTTTTTACCTACACACAACAGCGAGCTTGCCGCTGCTGTGGCTCTGTTGCTCTGCTGTGGCGATGGGGAGGAGCGCGCCGAGGTCTACGGCTGTGCGGCTGACCGCCAGCAAGCCACTATCGTTTTCGATGTGGCAGCGGATATGGTGCGGATGTGTCCGGCTCTGCATAAGCGAGTCAAAATTCTAACTTCTCAGAAGCGTATCATTTACACTCCGACCAACAGCTTCTATCAGGTGCTGTCTGCGGAAGCGTACAGCAAGCACGGCTTCAATATCCATGGCGTGGTGTTTGACGAGCTGCACACGCAGCCTGACAGAAAGCTTTTTGACGTTATGACCAAAGGCTCTGGTGACGCACGGATGCAGCCTCTCTACTTTCTCATCACCACAGCTGGAACAGATACGCACTCTATCTGCTACGAAACCCACCAGAAAGCAAAGGACATTCTGGAGGGGCGGAAAATCGACCATACCTTTTATCCCGTGATTTATGGTGCGGATGAAAGCGACGATTGGACAGACCCCAAGGTGTGGAAAAAAGCAAACCCATCCCTCGGTATTACTGTTGGCATCGACAAAGTAAAGGCGGCATGTGAGTCCGCCAAGCAGAATCCAGGCGAAGAAAACTCATTCCGGCAGCTCCGTTTGAACCAATGGGTAAAACAGGCTGTCCGCTGGATGCCAATGGAGAAATGGGACGCTTGCAGCTTTGCCGTCAATGAAGCCGATCTGGAAGGCCGTGTGTGTTACGGAGGGCTGGACTTGTCCAGCACCACGGACATTACGGCTTTTGTTTTGGTGTTCCCCCCATTGGATGAGGATGACAAATACAGCGTCTTGCCTTATTTCTGGATACCGGAGGACAACTTGGAACTCAGAGTGCGCCGTGACCATGTCCCTTATGACGTGTGGAAACGGCAAGGGAAGCTGATGACCACTGAGGGCAACGTTGTCCATTACGGTTACATTGAGAAATTCATAGAGCAGTTAGGCACACGGTTCAACATCCGGGAAATTGCCTTTGACCGTTGGGGAGCTGTCCAGATGACGCAGAATCTTGAGGGGATGGGCTTCACGGTGGCTCAGTTCGGGCAGGGTTACAAGGATATGTCGCCGCCAACCAAAGAGCTGATGAAGCTGACCCTGGAGCAGAACATTGCCCACGGCGGGCATCCGGTACTTCGTTGGATGATGGATAATGTTTTCATTAAGACCGACCCTGCCGGAAACATCAAGGCAGACAAGGAAAAATCAACTGAAAAAATAGACGGTGTCGTTGCAATGATTATGGCACTGGATAGGGCACTCCGTTGTGGCAGCGGCACTGGTGAAAGCGTGTACGACACAAGAGGGCTGCTTGTTTTCTAAGGAAGGAATGTGATACCTATGGGCTTTTTAAGTGGCCTTTTTAAGTCAAGGGATGCTCCCACAAACCGCACGTCCGGCAGTGCGTTTAGTTTTTTCATGGGCAACAGCACCAGCGGAAAGCGTGTGAACGAACGTTCCGCAATGCAGATGCCCGCTGTCTATTCCTGCGTCCGTATCCTGTCGGAGGCCGTGGCAAGTCTGCCGCTGCATTTTTATAAGCAGATCGGAAACGGTGGAAAGGAGAAAGCAGTAAAGCATCCACTGTATTTTCTGTTGCATGACGAGCCAAACCCGGAAATGACCTCGTTCGTGTTCCGAGAAACGCTCATGGTACATCTGCTCTTGTGGGGCAATGCCTACGCACAAATCATCCGAAACGGCAAAGGTGAAATTCTCGCCTTGTATCCTCTCATGCCTGACCGCATGACAGTAGAGCGGGATGACAAGGGGCGAATTTACTATGAATACCGGACGAGCCAGGATGACGCACCCACCATGAAAGGAAGTACGGTGAAACTTCCGGCTACAGAGGTTCTGCACATCCCAGGGCTAGGCTTTGACGGGCTGGTAGGATACTCCCCTATCGCCATGGCGAAGAACGCCATCGGTCTTGCAATTGCTGCTGAGGAGTACGGCAGTAAGTTTTTTGCCAACGGCGCAGCTCCCAGCGGTGTTCTGGAACATCCGGGAACATTAAAAGACCCAGCCAGAATAAGAGAGAGCTGGCAGTCAACCTTTGGCGGCAGCTCCAATGCTCATAAGGTGGCAGTGTTGGAAGAAGGGATGCAATACAAGCCTATCTCCATGTCCCCTTCTGACGCACAGTTTCTGGAAACACGAAAATTTCAGATAGACGAAATCGCTCGAATTTTCCGAGTACCTCCTCACATGGTAGGCGACCTGGAGAAGTCGAGCTTTTCCAATATTGAGCAGCAGAGTTTGGAGTTTGTCAAATACACGCTTGACCCTTGGGTGTCCCGATGGGAGCAAGGCTTAATGCGCTCCCTGCTGACGGAAGAAGAAAAAAAGAAATACTTTGTCAAGTTCAATGTAGACGGCCTCTTGCGCGGCGACTACCAAAGCCGGATGAATGGCTATGCGACGGCAAGGCAGAATGGCTGGATGTCGGCAAATGATATCCGGGAGCTGGAGAACCTTGACCGCATCCCGACGGAGCTGGGTGGGGATTTGTACCTTATCAACGGCAACATGACCCGGTTGGAGGACGCTGGTATTTTTGCAAAGGGAACGTCTACAGAAAACGGAGAGGAGGACGAGAATGAAGAAGTTTTGGAACTGGAAGAATCAGACTCAGACGGAGGACAGTCCGCAGGAGAGGATTCTAACGCTAAACGGAACTATCGCTGAGACGTCTTGGTTTGACGATGACGTAACCCCACAGATCTTTAAGGATGAGCTGAACGCAGGGACTGGCAACATCACTGTCTGGATCAACAGCCCCGGCGGTGACTGCGTGGCGGCGGCGCAGATCTATAACATGCTGGTTGATTACAAGGGCAATGTTACGGTCAAAATTGACGGCATCGCCGCAAGTGCGGCATCTGTCATTGCGATGGCTGGAAACACGGTGCTGATGTCTCCTGTGTCCATGCTGATGATTCACAACCCGGCAACGATTGCTTTCGGCGACCATGCGGAGATGCAGAAAGCGATTGAAATGCTGGATGAGGTCAAAGAGAGCATCATCAACGCATACGTGCTCAAAACCGGGCTGTCCCGCGCCAAGCTGTCCCACCTGATGGACGCTGAGACGTGGATGAACACGAACAAAGCGATAGAGCTTGGCTTTGCTGATGATGTGTTTGGCAGGGTGCAGGAGCCGGACGAGGACGAAAAGGAGAAACAGCCTCAAGACACATTGCTTTTCTCCCGTAAAGCCGTCACAAACACTCTGCTGAACAAGCTGGAAAAGCACTATGTGAAGCCAAAGCCCACAGCCACACAGCAGACACATATTCCCGTTGATAAAGGCACTCCGGCGGCAGAGCTGAAGGAGCGTCTTAATTTTATCAAAAAATTTATCTAAGGAGGATATTTTTATGACTATTAAAGAGTTGATTGCAAAAAGAGCCAAGGTTTGGGAAACCGCAAAGAACTTTGTGGACACCCACGAGAACGAAAACGGCATCCTGTCCGCCGAGGACACCGCCACCTATAACAAGATGGAGCAGGAAATTGAGGACTACACCGCTGCGATTGACCGTCAGCAGAGGGCGGCTGAGCGTGAGGCGGAGCTGAACAAGCCCATGAATGCCCCGCTGACTGGAAAGCCGGATGTGGGTGCTTCCCGCCAGACGGAAAAGACTGGCTGTGCGACTGACGAGTACAAGGAGAATTTCTGGAACTTCATGCGCTCTAAGATGCCCATGCCGACAGTCACCAACGCACTCCAGATTGGTACTGACTCCGAGGGCGGCTACCTTGTCCCGGATGAATACGAGCGTACTCTGGTTGAGGCGTTGGAGGAAGAGAATATTTTCCGCCAGATGGCGCACATCATCCAGACCTCCAGCGGTGACCGCAAGATTCCTGTATCCGTCTCCAAGGGTACGGCTTCCTGGATAGATGAAGAGGGCGTAATCCCTGAGAGCGATGATTCTTTTGGTCAGGTGACCATTGGTGCGTATAAGCTGGGCACCATGATTAAGGTTTCCGAGGAGCTTCTGAACGACAGTGTGTTCGACATGGAGAGCTACATCTCCCGTGAGTTTGCCCGCCGCATCGGTGCAAAGGAAGAGGAGGCGTTCTTCACTGGCGACGGCTCCGGCAAGCCTCTGGGCGTTCTGGCTGCAACTGGCGGCGCACAGACTAGCGTGACTGCCGCTGCCGCAACCACTGTAACCGCTGATGAGCTGATGGACTTGTTCTACTCCTTGAAGTCCCCCTATCGCAAGAAGGCGGTGTGGGTACTCAACGACGCTACCATCAAGAACCTCCGCAAGCTGAAGGACAACAACGGACAGTACCTGTGGCAGCCCTCTCTCGTGGCTGGTACACCGGACACCATCCTCAGCCGTCCGGTCAAGACTTCCGCATACATGCCGATTGCCAAGGGCGGCGCAAAGACTATCGCTTTCGGTGACTTCTCCTACTACTGGGTTGCAGACCGCCAGGGGCGTTCCTTCAAGCGTTTGAACGAGCTGTTTGCTACGACTGGTCAGGTCGGCTTCCTTGCTACCCAGCGTGTGGATGGAAAGCTGATCCTGCCGGAAGCCATCAAGGTACTGGTACAGAAGTCCGGTTCCTAAGCTGTGAAAGGAGGCGGCGGTGATGGAGAAACTGCTTGAAAAGGTAAAACAAAATCTGATTCTGGAACACTCGGTAGATGATGCGCTTCTTGGCAGCTACATCACCGCCGCTGTGTCTTACGCAGAGAAATATCAACACGTTCCAGAGGGCTACTACGCTGTAAATGCAATGCCCGCAACCACGGAGCAAGCCGTCATTATGCTGTCCTCCCATTTTTACGAATCCAGGGACGGCAGCACTGGCGGCTTTTTCGCTGACAACACCAATGCCGCAAAGCAGACGTGGGACACAGTGAACTTGCTCCTCCGGCTGGACAGAGATTGGCAGGTGTGACATGAGCTTTGGAAAGATGAACACCATGATTGACATCGTGGAAACCCGAACGGTGAAAGACAATGAAGGCTTCACCTCTACTGTGGATGTGACCATTGCGTCTGTTCGTGCTTATCGTGAAGGACGGCATGGCTCAGAGCTGTGGTCAAACCTTGCCACATTTTCACAGGCAACAGATCTGTTCCGTTTTCGTGTAATTCCTGGTCTAGTTATTACCACAGAACACAGCATCCTTTGCAACGGTGAACGGTTCGGCGTCACGTCTGTAGAGGACGTGAAAGGCAGGGGGATGTATGTGGAGGTGCTGGCAGAAAGGACGGTGGGCAGCAGTGGCTAAAATCGCTTTCAAAATGCCGGAAAAATTTCTGCTGCAAGTGTCACAGCTTGGACAGCAGACGGACGCAATCTGTGAAAAAACGTTGCAAGCAGGGGCGGAAGTCGTGGAGTCAAAAATGCGGTCTAACCTCCAAAGCGTTATTGGCAGCGGCGTAAAGGTTCCATCCCGGTCAACAGGTGAACTGCTGAACTCCCTCGGTGTATCCCCTGTCCTGTTAGACGATAACGGCAACGCAAACATCAAGGTGGGTTTCAATGAGCCGCGCCGGGAACAGCACCAAGCAAAGGGGAAGCGGAGCTATCACGAAAGCACAAATGCCATGATTGCAAATGTCCTGGAATATGGCAAGAGTGGCCAGCCCGCAAAGCCGTTTTTGAAGCCAACGAAATCTCAGGCAAGAAAGCCTTGCCGGGAGGCGATGATTAAGACAATACAGGAGGAGATCAAAAAGATTTGAATGCTTTAGCGGATATTCAGTCTGCGTTGGACGGTCTTGGCATCCCTGTGGAAACAGGAATATCCCGGAAAGCACCACCTGAGCGGTATATAGTGGTTGTGCCGTTGACAGACACCTTTGACCTTCATGCGGACAACTCTCCTGGCTATGATGTGCAGGAGGTAAGGCTTTCCCTGTACTCGAAGAAAAACTACACGGCAATGAAGAACATGGTCGTGAAAGCACTTCTGGACGCAGACTTTACCATAACAGAACGCCGATACATCGGCTATGAAGCAGACACGGGCTATTTCCACTATGTCGTGGATGTAGCGAAACATTATGAAATGGAGGAATAATCTATGGCTACGATTGGTCTTGACAAATTGTTCTATGCAAAAATTACAGAGGACGAAAGCGGCAGCGAGACCTACGGCACCCCTATCAAGCTGGCAAAGGCAATCTCTGCCGGACTCTCCGTAGAACTGGCGGAAGCAACGCTGTATGCCGATGACGGCGCGGCAGAGATCGTCAAGGAATTCAAGAACGGCGCTCTCTCCCTCGGTGTAGATGATATTGGCACAGAAGCAGCCTCTGATCTCACCGGGGCAAGCGTGGATGAAAACGGTGCGCTGATTTCTACATCTGAGGACGGCGGCGATCCTGTGGCGGTCGGCTTCCGTGCAAGGAAGGCAAACGGCAAGTACAAATACTTCTGGCTCTACCGTGTGAAATTCGGCATCCCCAGCACAGAGCTTGCTACCAAAGGCGACAGCATCACCTTTTCCACCCCTACCATTGAGGGCACTGTCCTCCGCAGAAACAAGCCTGATGGGAAGGGAAACCATCCGTGGAAAGCTGAAATCACAGAGGACGGCACTCCGGCGATCAAGGCTATCATTGATAGCTGGTACACCACTGTGTATGAGCCGAAGTACAGCAACAGCGGTGCCTCAGAAGGCTAAGGGGGTGTAACGTATGGACAAAGAACGAAGCGCAACTGTCAGCATCGGCGGTGAGGACTACACCCTCCTGCTGACAACAAAAGCTACAAAGGAAATCGCAAAACGCTACGGCAGTCTTGGCGCACTTGGCGAACAGCTAATGAAAAAGGAAAATATGGAACAGGCTCTGGATGAGGTTGTTTGGCTTATCACCACCCTTGCCAATCAGAGCATCCTTATCCATAACCTGAAAGACAAGGCGCACCCGAAAGAACTGCTGACAGAAGATGCGGTGGAGCTTCTGACATCTCCCGCTGAGCTGGCGGTTTATAAGGATGCCATTATGGAGGCAATGCACAAAGGCACGAAGCGCAATATTGAAAGTGAGGCAGACCCAAAAAACGAGCCAATCGGGTAAGTGACGAGGAGCTATTTACCCGGCTTTTATATTACGGCATCGCCCACCTCAACCTGTCACAGGACGAGGTGTGGCTGATGCCGTTTGGCTTGCTGCTGGATTTGTGGGAGTGCCACAAGCAGTATAACGGTCTGTCCAAGCCGAAACGGGAAGTGTTCATTGATGACATCATCCCGGAGGGAATCTAATGAGAGGAGGTATGCATTTGTATGGCTGATGGCTTCGGATTGAGAATCGGCATTGAGGGTGAAAAGGAATTCAAAAAGGCTCTGAAGGAAATTGACCAGTCCTTCAAGGTGCTGGGTTCTGAGATGAAGCTGGTGGACTCGCAGTTTGAGAAAAACGATAAGTCAATACAGGCACTCTCCGCTCGGAATACAGTCTTAAATAAAGAAATTGAGGCGCAGAAAGGGAAACTGGATACCTTGCGCTCTGCCCTCGACAATGCAGCTGAGTCCTTCGGTGAAACTGACAAGCGCACACAGAATTGGCAGATAAAGCTCAATGAAGCTCAGGCAGAGTTGAACAAAATGGAGCGGGAGGTAGCCAGCAACGAAAAGGCTATCAGCTCCATGAACGATGAAGTCGGAGACACCAAGGACGAGGACAAGTTCAAAAAATCTCTGGCGGATATCGACAGCCAATTTAAAATGTTAGGCTCTGAGATGAAGCTGGTGGATTCTCAGTTTGACAAAAATGAAAAATCTGTAGAATCTCTCTCAGCTCGAAACTCAGTACTGAACAAGGAAATAGACACCCAAAAATCCAAGGTTGAAACGCTGCGTTCCGCCCTGGCGCACTCGGCAGAAACCTATGGAGAAAACGATCAGCGCACCCGTGACTGGCAGACACAGCTCAATAATGCTCAGGCAGAGCTGAACAAAATGGAGCGGGAGGTCACCAAGAACGAACAAGCCATTGATGAAATGGGCAAAGAAACGGAGGACTCCACTGACAGTCTTGATGATTTGGAAGCTGGTCTGGAAAATGCCGGAAAGTCAGCCGAAAAATCTGGGGATAAATTCGATAAACTTGGTTCTGTCTTAAAGGGCATCGGAAAAGCGATGGCGGCGGCTGTTGCTGCGGTCGGTGCGGGAATTGGTGTCGCTGCCGGAAAGGTAAACGACTGCATCGATGTGTACGCAGGTTTTGAGGACTCCATGCTCCAAGTGGCGGCAACGATGGGCATTACCTCCGATGAGATTGCCAATGGCAGTGAAGATTATGAGAAACTGACCAATGCTGCAAAAGAGGCTGGTGCAACCACCCGCTATACCGCATCAGAGGCTGGCGAGGCATTAAACTACCTTGCGCTTGCCGGATATGACGCAGATAAGGCGGTAGAGACACTGCCAAAGGTCTTAGACCTTGCGGCGGCGGGCGGCATGGATCTTGCTACTACCTCCGACTTGGTCACAGATGCTATGTCTGCCTTGGGAATGGAAACAGAGGAGCTGGACACCTTCGTTGACCAGTTGGCAAAGACTTCACAGAAATCCAACACCAACGTTCAACAGCTCGGTGAGGGGCTTCTTGTGTGCGCTGGTACGGCAAGCTCCACAGAACAGGCACTAACAACAACCAACACCGCCCTCGGTATCCTCGCTGACAACGGAATCAAGGGCGCAGAAGGCGGTACAAAACTGAGAAACATCCTGCTGTCCCTCTCTACTGCGTCAGGCGATGCCTATGCGAAGCTCAATGAGCTGGGTGTGTCTGTCTACGATGACACTGGAAACATGAGAGACCTTGGAGATGTCATGTCAGACTTGAATGACAGTCTGGGTACGCTGTCACAGGAAGACCGCACAAATGCCATCCGTAAAATCTTCAACAAGACCGATATCGGAGCTGTCAACGCTCTGCTGAAAGGTACGTCCAGCAGCTTTGCCACTCTAAGTGATTCTCTGGAAGCATCCAGCATTGATTGGGAAAAATACCAGGATTCTGCATGGTACGCCGCAAATGGTGTAAAAGATGTATCCACTGACATAGCCCACAGCTTGAACGAGCTGGGCATGAGTACGGAAGAACTGCAAGAACATCTCCAGTTGGAATATGGCTTTGATGCTGAGGACGCTTTGGCAGCTATCGAATCTGTAAAAAGCTCCCTGGAAACGACTGCGGGGGATGTAACGAAAATATCGGAATCCCTGAAACAGTCAAGTGTGGATTGGGGGAAATATGCCGACAGCGTATGGTACGCAAACGGCAATGTAGAAGGTCTGACAGAGGACGTACTTTACTGCACGACGAAGCTGGGGCAAAGCACCGATGAAGTACAGAACTATCTCCAGCAGGAATACAACCTTGATGCTGACGATGCGCTGGCTGTTATCGAATCTGTCAACACCTCTCTGGAAGAGAATGGCACACGCTGGAAGCAGCTGAGCGGTCTCATTGATGACAGCACAGGTGCTGCGTCAGAGATGGCAGGGACTATGGAGGCAGGACTTGCCGGAACCACACGTTCTTTCAACTCCGCCATGGAAGGGATGCAGATAGAAGTCGGCGCAATATTCGCTGATTTCAAACAAACCCTGATGTCGGATTCCATTGATATAATCCGCAGCTTTACCAAAAACCTACAGGCGGCGGGTGGCGATTGGGGCAAGATCGGCGAGGCTATCGGTCAGGCTCTGGGTGATATTGTCAATCTCATCAATGAGTATCTGCCAAAAGTCGTAGAGATGGGTGTGCAGATCATAGAAACCCTTGGTTCCGCTCTACTGGATAACCTTGATGTGCTGATGGAGACAGCAACCTCCATCCTCATGACGTTGCTGAACACAGTGATTGCCGGGCTTCCCGGTTTGGTGGAGGCAGCGGCACAAATTGTTGTGTCCCTTGCGACAGGTATCGCAGATGCTCTGCCGACGCTGATTCCAGCCATTGTACAAGCGGTCGTAACCATTGTGAAGACGCTGGTAGACAACCTACCTCTGATATTGGATGCAGCGTTGCAGCTCATCACTGGACTTGCTGAAGGTCTGCTTGCGGCTCTTCCTGTTCTGATAGAAGCCTTGCCCGCTATTATTCAGGGGCTTGTGGATTTCATGCTTGGAGCTACGCCAGATATCATCCAGGCGGGCATTACTCTGTTGAGTTCTCTTGTTACCGCATTACCGACCATTATTGACGCAATTGTGTCGGTGCTGCCACAAATTATTACAGGCTTGGTAAAAGCTATAAGAAACGGCATCCCTGATATAATTGAAGCTGGGGTAAACCTCCTGACATCTCTGGTGCAGGACTTACCGAGCATCATTACCACCGTTGTTATGGCAATACCGGAAATTGTTCTTTGCCTCATTGACGCGCTTGTTGAATGCGTCCCCATGATCGTGGATGCTGGCGTACAGCTCTTGACTTCATTGGTGGAGAATTTGCCGGAAATTATCAGCAACCTTATTTCCGTTATACCAACAATTATTGCAAGTCTGGTTACTGCCTTATCGGAAGCCACACCGCAAATCGTCGAAGCTGGCGTACAACTACTTATCGCTCTGATACAGGATTTGCCTACTATCATCTATGCAATTTTAGGGGCTATACCTCAAATTATCAGCAGTATTGTTTCAGCCATCACAGGCAGCAGCCCGCAGGTTGATAAAGCAGGTGTTACCGTCTTTACAGCTCTCATCAACAACCTGACGGGTATCATCAGCACGATTGTTTCCGCTGTCCCTGAAATTATGTCGGCTGTTGTCGAAGCGTTCAAGCGGCATCTACACGAAATGGTGGACATCGGCAAAAATATCGTCAAGGGGCTGTGGGACGGTATCCAGACACTTAAGGATTGGCTCTGGAACAGAGTCAGCGGCTGGATTTCAGACATCTGGGACGGCATTTGCGACTTCTTCGGCATTCACTCTCCGTCTAGGGAGATGGCTTGGATCGGCGAGATGCTGGTCAAAGGTCTGTCTGGTTCTATTGACGAGAACGGCGGTGAGGCTGTCAATGCTGCTCAACTGATGGCGGACAACATCAATGATGTGTTCGGCAATCTCGCCGACGATATGGAGACCGCTCTGCCTACCAGCTTTGCGTTTGATGTGGACACGAATTCCGCTGTGTCTGCCGCGAAATCTATGGCTGAGGATATGGACGGTATCTTTGAGAGCCTTGCTGCGGATATGTCGGCTTCTCTGCCCACCAGCTTTGACATCAGCACAAACGCCAATATCGCCGGAGCACTTTCCAACAACACGCCACAGTCCATTGCTGCGGCACCTCTGGTATCTATCCAGCAGATGATTGTGCGCTCCGAGGATGACATTCGCAAAGTATCACAAAACCTGTACGACCTGATCCAGACCGGCTCCCGTGCGCAGGGACGGTACTCTATGGCATAAAGGAGGTGTGCCTATGGGTTTTATTTACAACGACACACATTCAAAGGATATGGGCTTGAAAGCCCGGCTCACCTCCTGGCAGGTGTGCGGAGGGCTTAGGAACTTCACGACCACCGTTCCCGGAAAGTATGGAGTCACAGACTTTGGAGCTGATTTCGACTACCGGGAAATCGCTGTGTCGTGCAATATCTTTCCGCAGAAAGACTTTTCCAGCCTTGTCAAAAAGCTGGACGGTATCGCGGCATGGCTTGACCCTACCAGTTTGCACCAGCTTATTTTTGACGAAGTGCCGGACAGGTACTTCATGGCAAGGCTCAATGCAAAGGTAGACTGTGAACGGCTCATCCGATCAGCGGGAGCGTTCGACCTGACATTTTTCTGTCCTGACCCGTTCGGCTACGCTGTCGAGGATGAGGTGTACACCATCACACAGGCTGGCGTACTGCATCCGGTCACACGGAGCAAGGGCAACATGGAATCACAGCCAGTGTATGCGGTACAGGGGGAATCTTCCCCCAATACAGGCGCAAGCATCTGTGTATCTGTCAACGGAAGGGATATGCGGATTCTGGACGCAGTGCTGCTTGCGGGTGAAACGCTGGTGATCGACACCGGGAAAATGACTGCCTGGGTGGAGGATGCCAGTGGGAACACCCTGCGCAATGCCCTGCCATATTTAAAAGATATTGCGTTTCCGGCACTGCGTCCAGGTGAAAACAGCGTTTATGTATCCGCCCAAAATGTGGTGTTTACAAGCCTTGAAATAAGAGCCAAGAGCAGATGGAGGTGATCACGTGGCACTGAAAGCAATTCTGAAGCAGCAGTCGGACTTCACAGGCGAGTTCCCAACGGAAAAGGCAAAGTCCGGTCTGTGGCTTTTCAACGAAGCTGAACCGGATGAGAACACATCCCTGCTGGACTCCTCTGGCTGTGGCAGGAACTTTGTCATCAATGGCTGGAAAGGCACAACTGCTACGCTCCCTACTGGACCCTGGGGACGGTATTTCCGTTTCAACTCCAATAATCCAGCCACAGAAAAGACCTATCTGAGCGTGAAGAATGACGGCTCAATTTTTCAGAACCTTGGCAAGCGCATCATTGCAGGGGGTTGGATAAAACCCACTACCTATTCGCTGGGCAACACCTACTGCCCGATTTTCAACACCCGGCAGGGACCAGGCGCACCCATCTTCTATATTTCGCTCTACAAGGGCAGACCCCGGCTGATGGTCTATGACGCAGCGGGAACAATGCTTCTGGACAGGGCATACACACCGACTTTTTCCATGATCAACGGCGGCTGGTACTTCATTGCCGCTGCCATAGAGCCGGAAAGCAAGCAGATGTGGATGTGCCTGGGTGATAAAGCTGACGGAAAGCTGTGGGTATCCGAAGCATCCGCCTTTACCGGGGAGCTGAACCGTTCCTGTGTGGCAGACCTTATCATGGGAATGCAGGCCAACACCTACTACTACGCTGGCGGTCTGGACGGCTGGTTTCTGGATGTGGATTCTGAGCTTACCATAGAAGACTTAGCGGACTATTTCCGGGGAGCTTGTATTGCCAACGGCGGCGATACCGCCGGAGCTGTGGACGCTCTATCATCTGAAACAGGCGTTACTCTCCGTGCATCCAGCGGTGTGTATCCGTCAAGCGGCGTTCTCTATACCATGCCTGTTGCGTGCGGCTTGTCCGGCATAGGCAAAGTGTCTGTCACCAGCGAGTACATCTCCGGCACGACAGCCGTAAGCAAGGTTGAAACTTCAACCAGCAGCGACCTGATTGCGTGGAGCGATTGGGAACCTGTCCCTACAGATGGCAAACTCACCTCTCCGAATCGGGCGTATATCCGGTTTCGCATTACGCTGACCACACAGGATACATCCAAGACTCCTACACTCACAGACATCCGGCTGTTTGATATACCGAAAGCCCCATATGAACGCATTGGTTATGCCCGTCCGGTAGTGCTGGATGGCACTGGAGCATGGGAAGCTGTGCTGGAGAACGCCTATAATATCATCGTGGCAAGCGAGGTCAACGGGGAGGACACACTGTCGTTCAGCCTCCCCTACCTTGACAGCAAGCGGAAATACATCGACAACGAGAAGAAAATTCAAATCGTGGACGATATCTACAAAATCCGCACTGTCACGGATGTAAAGGACAGTGACGGCAGCATCACGACACAGGTCTACGCTGAGGCAGAGTTCTATGATTTAGCCTTTGCCGCCCGAAAGGAAGAAAAATCCTTTGACGCTACGAGACCGGAAGTGCCTATGACCTACGCATTGCAGGACACGGGCTGGTCGGTCGGAACGGTCACGGTCAGGACATACCGCACCTGGACGAGCAAGGACACAAACGCCCTATCCATTCTCCGGAATGTCGCTGACCTGCATGGCGGTGATCTGGTCTTTGACTGCCCAAACCGTCTCGTGCATCTGCTGACCGCCAGCGGCAAGGACAGCGGCGCACTGTTCGCCTATAAGAAGAACATGAAGAGCATAGAGCGTGTGGTGGACACACGGAGCCTCGTCACAAGGCTGTATGCTATTGGAGCGGACGGCATGACTTTCGCCAATATCAACGGTGGAAAACCGTACCTGGAGGACTTCACCTATTCCAAGGAAGTGCGTGTCTCTACCCTTGACTGCTCATCCTTTACGAACCCCACCCAGATGATGGAGTATACCGCTATGCGGCTGGCGCAGTACAGCAAGCCGTCTGTGTCCTATGTGCTGAATGCGATGGACTTGTCCGTGCTGACAGGCTATGAGCATGAAGCGTGGGAGCTGGGCGACTATGTGCGTGTTGAGGATAAAGAGCTGGGACTGTCTGCCACGACAAGAGTTGTCCGCAGGGAGTATAACTTGCAGGAGCCGTGGAACACGGTGCTTGAACTGTCCACCACGCTGAAAAACCTGGGCAACTCTGCCACCCAATGGGAGAATGCTTCTGAGTCGGCGGGTAATTCCAGCGGTGACATCAAAGACCTGGTGCCGTTCAACCACCTGCGCAACTCACGTGCGGATGATGGTCTGGCGTACTGGATGAGTTCCGGCTTCCGGGCTGTGGGCGGCATCGGTGTCAGCGGTACAGCTTCATTTCGGGCGGATGGTGTGGAGGGCAGGACGCTGAGTCTGGCGCAGACGGTGTATCCGTCCAGCCGTTCACACTATACGATATCAGCCCAGGTTGCAACGGAAAATCTGCAAAAGCTGGGCGGCGATTCCCAGGTCGGCATTGAGATAGAATTTGAATATGAGGATGGAACGACTGAAACACGCTTTATTGACCTGGCTTGATTGGAGGTGACCGCCATGACTAACTTTACGAGAGTGTCACAAAGAATAGGTCCCGAATCATCCTTTGGCAATCTCAAATCCATCACTGTGCGTATCGTTCTCGCCAACTGCACGGGAACGCTGTACATCACTGACATTTTCCTGCAAGGCGGCTCAGTCGCCACTGGCTGGGTAGGGCATCCCTGCGAAATCCGGTGGTCGCTGGATGGCTGATTTCACAAGGTTTTCAATGTCGGTGGGAAAACGGGAGGGCAGTCGTGTTGTGAGCATCACCGTGAAGCCCACCGTTTCCAACTGCACAGGCAGGGTGTGGTTTACCGACCTCTGTCTGCAAGAGGGGAATGTGCTGACCGGATACCATCCCAACACAGAAATCTTTCTGAAAAAACTCCGGGAGAACGACAGCATCAAACCGCCTGTATGGTTCAACGGCGTGGTGCGCTCAAAGGCTACAATTGTTCTGTTCAACTGTGGCACGACCTCCGCTCCGCTGGACATACACATCTACCCGACAGCGGATATGGAGGCTGGCAGCATCGCCCTCTGTCAAGGAGTGGGAGGGCAAAAAGCTCTGTTCCCCAACGCCATAGAGAAAGATGCTGACCTTGCCCTGCTTGCTGAATCCAGATCATGCACCAAGGACGGAGAGCCGGAGCGGAAAGAGGGCTTTTATCAATACAGTGCGGCATGGGATTCCAAGCACACAGTCACTCTGGAGGACAAAAAGTCTGCCAGAGTGCTTTTTTCCATGCAGGAGATGGAGGGCTACCTCATGCCCAAGCTGGAAGGTGAGATTGAACCTGAGCCGGGACCAAAGCCTGAACCAGAGCCAGAGCAGCCGGAGAACGGCTTTATTTTCCCATTCCCCGAAGAGGGAGACGATTTTATATTCGGCGAACTATAACGCCGGAAGGAGGATTTTATGGCCTTTTCATATGGCTTTTTTGACGCAAAGGACAGAGACAGAGTATACACAGCGGAAAATTTCACCGAGTACCTGTCCAGCCTGATATGCAACGGCATCCTTGATACTTATGGGGACTGCTTTGCTGTGACCGCTAACAATAATCTGACTGTTACCATTGGAACAGGTAAAGCCTGGGTGAACGGGCACTATTTCAACAATGGCGAAGCGCACACACTGGACTTAAGCTCCCATGTGGACGGAGCTTCAAACCGCTATGCGGCGATTGCTATCTGCTGCGATACATCTGAGCGCAAATGCTCCCTTGTCGTGAAGACATCGGACGCATCTGTTATCCCGACCTTTACTGACACGGAGTCTCAAACCTATCTAACCTTTGCAGCGGTGTATCTGCCAGCGGGGGCAGGAGCGATTGTTTCCGCAGACATCGTGGACTTACGGGCGGATGAAAGCAGGTGCGGCTATGTCAAATGCATCCTCGGTAAGTGCGGCATTACTGATCTGCTAGCGAAGATCGACGAGCTGGAGAAACGTTCGGATGCTATTGAGGGTACGATCAACATCGGAGATCACAACGCGCCGCTTATCGTGTTCAGCCAAGCGGCAACAGGTATGGTCTCCCCGGTTGCGGAATTTGTGAAACCGCTGGATGGTCTGGTGGGTGTCGTTGCTTCGCTTGAGGGCTTGAAGCTCAAAGAAGAAAAGGAGGAGAGCAAATAATGGCAACGAAAGAAGTACAGTATGCCGGTGGTGCAGAAGGTTATAACGCGATGGTTTCTGATTTCAAAGAGCTGTTTGATTGGGATGCGGTGGAACCGGATGAGTCAGGCGGTAATTTTACCTTGTTCAAAAAGTCCTGTGGTGACAAGGCGTATGTCGGTCTGAGAGTTCAGCAAAACGTAAATGGTCAGCCCCAAATCCATGCTATCAACAACAACGGCACTAACTCATTTGCAACTGCTCAGAATGCGACTAACTCTTGTATAAATGTGGCCTACGCCTCTGGAAACGGATTTTTCGCATTTTGCGGAAATCCAACTCCACTGCCTGGGACTTCGGATAGCAACATCCATTGGGGCGGAATATCGACCTGCCGCAACCTTCTTACAGGGGAAACAAGCTGGTGTTCTTTTATCAGGGCATGGTTGAATGGTAGCGGCATCCGCTTAGAACCAGCTGACTATTTTCTGTTGTCTAAAGATACGAAGGAGACCAGTGTAAGTTCAGCCACACAGTGGTGCCTTACGACATATGCAAAAATCGGAGCTGCCGCAGCACTTTACGAACCCCGCACCGGATTTGTGACGGACAGAGTCATGCTGCTGACAGCGATACCGGACAATTATTTTACTTGTCTCGCTCCTGTTGTATTCAACGGCATTCGATATAACCGCCTTGGAATGATGCTCGTCCCCGAATGATAAAGAGGTGCTGCCGTATGGACTTACTCAGAGGCAAGAAGGTCATGGTGTGGACGTTCATGGGCAACGCCAGGATGTATGAAGCCCTGCGGAACTACGGTGACCGCATTGACACAGTGGGCTTATTCTCCTTCAAGGTCAATGTGGCGGGGGAAATCTCCGAAAGTGGCGTTCCCATTTCCGACATGCTCCCTTACGTCCGAAAGTGGCCGCACATCAAGTGGATGCTGACCGTTGCCAATGATGGTTTAAATGCGGTCTTTCGTGCGCTGCGTGACAACACAGGCGGCGCACAGGAGCTGTTCCTGGCAGAGCTTGCCCGCATCATGCAAAAATACCCATGGTGCGCTGGGGTTGATATCGACCTGGAGAAAGGGGACGGCTACTCTACGCACGAGGCATCCACAAAGCTGTTTAAGGGCATTTACGAGGCTGTTAAGGGGCATGACGGCTCTAAGCTGATAAACATATGCCTCCCCGGTATGACGGGCGTAAACGGCTCTGTAGGCGGCGAGAACTGGTGTGTTTACGCTGACCTTGACCAATACTGCGACACGGCATCCATCATGTCTTACGGTATGGCATGGGCTGGCTCTGCTCCTGGTCCCGTCTCTCCCCGGAGCTGGCTGGAGGGTGTTTATGATTATGCGGTCACGGTCATGAATCCTGACAAGCTGTTTCTCGGAATGCCCGCTTATGGCTGGCAGTGGCAAATCTATGACACGCCGGAAAATCTGGGAAAAATCTACCGAGGCACTTCCATCACATACTATGCCGCAAAAAACTGGATGCTGGGTGTTTATAATTTCACCAATGATGCTCCCCCTCAGCCCCTTATCCCGATTGTGGCATATTGGGACGACGATAACAAGGTGCCGTGGGCATTGCCGCATGTCTATGACTACATGGAGGGGCAGGATGCCACGTCCATCATAAGCCCACAGGTGGGCGACAGCTACAATGGAAGGAAGTACCTGACCGCCTACGCCAAACAGCAGAGGGTGGAGTTCGGGAAGACTGTCATTGCCCGCAACAGCGGTATGCCGGACAGCACAGACGGCACAGTAGAGATCTCCGCTAATTTAATTACTCTGGGGAACAAAGGCACGGCAACCTATAAGTTCGATGTACCGACGGGTGTCTATGACATTGCTGTGCGCCTGTGCTATCCATTCTGGGACAAGAACAGCATCGACATTGCCATAGATGGTAAACAGCAGCACTTGGAAGAAACCCGTCTATGGTGGCCATATTGGAGAACGCCGTTCTGGACGATAGGAGCAAGCAAAATTGCTTTATCCGAAGGTACGCATACTATCACAGTTTCAACCAGTACGCCAGGTGTACAGTTCTACGGCTTTCGTGTCTGTAGCGATTTCCAGGCAAAGCATTCTGCTGGCAGTGCATCCTTTACGCTGTCGCCCAGGCAGTTTAAGGACATCAACGGTAACATGGTGGGTCCCGCCAGTGGCTTTAAGGTAACGCTGGAAATGCTCCGAAGAAAACCGGACTCTGCCCTGGTGTGGTATGAGGACTTCCGGGATGCAAATGCCCTCTCTGTGAACTACTGGACGACATTATCAGGCAAGTGGGAGGTGTGGAGAGCATCCAAAGAAACACGCAGCTATGCACAACTGGACGGCAGCGGACAGCTGGCATGGCGTTATCAGAACTTCCATGAGATTCATCTCAGGGCAAGACTGGCTTTCCCTGCGGATGGGAACGGTCGTGCTGGTGTGTTTTGCGGTGAGCTGTTCTGCTGCCTGAACGTTACCACGCAGAAGCTGGAGCTTTACAGCGGTGATAGCTTGATTAACAGCTGCAGCACCACGATTGACCGGACTGCGGATGAGGATTTGCGGGAGAAACCCAGCATGTACACGGTGGAAATGCGCATCCGTGGAAACAGAGTGCGTGTGTACTCCGGTGCATCCTCAACGCTACGGTTCTCCGCCGCCCTCAGCGACATTTCGAGCGGCTATGCCGGATACCGATCAGACAGCCGGACGGTCTGTGAGTTGCTCCGGCTTGGGGACGCATGGACGTATGAACCCTATGAGTGCTTTGACATGATGTTCCCGGACGGCACATCCAAGGAGTACGGACGCATACAGCGGAGCAATGTACAGTGGGATGATGAGTTCCAGGTGTTCACGCTGACGATTGACGCAGAGGAATCCGCCACACACACGGAAAGCATCTCTCTTGACTATGAATTCTTCCACTCCCACACAATGCCGGATATCACCTGTGGAAATGACTACACAGTGACTATTGCACCAAAGGACATCAACATCTGGACTTCCCGGCTTTTCCTGGGTGATGCGGACGGGTTTGCCATCGTCTACTACCAGGATGTGGACAGCCTGGTCTACTGGTCAAATGAGGCTGCGTACCGATGGAAGCTGAGGGGCATGTGCCTGTGGTCGCTGGGGCAGGAGGACATGCGCCTGTGGGAGTACCTGCCAAAGCAGATCTAATAATACACGTGAATCAAGCGGCTGCTCTTTGGAGTAGTCGCTTTTTTCATACAAAGAAGTCAAGAAATGGAGGTTTTGCAAGTGAAAGAATTCTGGAGTCATGCGCAGCTTGCCTTTACTGTTGTGGGCGGCTGGCTTGGCTACTTCCTGGGCGGCTGTGACGGTATGCTCTACGCACTGATTGCCTTTGTAGCGGCGGACTACGTCACAGGCGTTATGTGTGCTATTGCAGACAGAAAACTATCCAGCGAGGTGGGCTTCAAAGGCATTTGCCGCAAAGTGCTGGTGTTCCTGCTGGTAGGCATTGCGAATGTCCTAGATGCACAGATCATAGGCACTGGTTCGGTGCTGAGGACGGCAATCGTGTTCTTCTATATCTCCAACGAGGGTGTGTCCCTGCTGGAGAATGCGGCACATCTGGGACTGCCCATCCCGCAAAAAATGAAAGACATTCTGGAGCAGCTGCATGATCGGGCGGAAGATACAAAGGAGGACGAGTAAATGAAACTGGTACAATCTTTTCTCACTAAAAACCCCTGCTATATGGCGGGGCGGAAACTCACGGTCAAGGGGCTTATGCTCCACTCTGTCGGATGTTCTCAGCCGAGGGCATCCGTTTTTATTTCCAACTGGAATAAGACCAGCTATGGCCGAGCCTGTGTCCATGCTTTCATTGACGGAAACGACGGCACAGTCTACCAGACACTTCCCTGGAATCACCGTGGCTGGCATTGTGGCGGCTCCGGCAACAACACCCATATCGGGGTGGAGATGTGTGAACCGGGGTGCATCAAGTACACGAGCGGGAGCACGTTCACCTGCTCTGATAAAGCCGCTGCCCAGGCTGTAGCGAAGCGCACCTATGATGCCGCCGTGGAGCTGTTCGCCATGCTCTGCAAGAAGTATGGGCTGAATCCTCTGACGAACATCTGTTCCCACAAAGAAGGGTGTGCTAAGGGCATCGCCAGCAACCACGGTGATCCGGAGCATCTTTGGACGCAGCTTGGCACGGGCTACACGATGGATGGTTTCCGCAAGGCGGTCAAGGCGGCAATGGACGGTCTCCCTGCGGTGGACGCACCTGCTGCCGATAGCGGGGAAATGACCGATGCGGAGATGTTTGCGTTCTTCAAAGCACAGGGCTTCACAGACGCTGGTGCGGCGGGGCTGATGGGCAATCTTGATGCAGAGAGTTGTCTTTCTGCCATCAACCTCCAGAACAACGGCAACACCAGGCTCTCCATGACTGATGTGGAGTACACCGCTGCCGTGGATAGCGGTGCTTACACGAACTTTGTAAAAGACGGCTATGGTTACGGTCTGGCACAGTGGACGTACTGGAGCCGGAAACAGCAATTGCTCGACTTTACAAAGGCAGCTGGCGTATCTGTCGGACACAAGAAGAAACAGTGCGAGTTTATCATCAGGGAGCTAGCGGGGTATCCGTCCGTCCTCCAGACGCTGAGAACCGCCAAAACTGTCCGGGAGGCTTCAGATGCCGTTATGCTGAAATACGAATGCCCAGCCAACCAATCCGAGGCAAACCAGGCAGCAAGAGCCAACCGTGGACAGAGCTTCTTCAACAAGTATGCTGGCAGCGGTTCCGGCTTGCCATTCAAAGTCAAGGTCTCTGTGCCTGACCTCAACATCCGGACAGGTGCGGGTACGAATTTTGCCAGGACAGGGCAGTACACGGGCGAGGGCATCTTCACCATTACCGAGATCAAGCCCGGTGTTGGTTCTGCATCCGGATGGGGTAAGCTGAAGAGTGGAGCTGGCTGGGTGAGCCTTGACTACTGCTCCAAAATCTAAGCACCCTCTCATTTGCGTTTTAAAGGCGTTTTAAGGCTCGTTAGGCTTGGGGGTATAGTTTTGCAAAAACTCATCCAAAGCCCCGTGTAGGGGACGCTGTGTGCCCTGAGAGGCATTCCAGCATCCATTAAGTCCACAGGCTTCTGCAACAGGAAGTCTGTGGACTTTTTTGCTTGTCCAGACAGCAGGTGTGGAGGTCGTGGAGGTCGTCTCCTAAAATTATCTATAGAGCTTTTTTTTGGCAAAAATTCTGCCCTAAAGGGGGTTTTATACAGAGACCTCCACGACCTCCACACTTCCGCTGGGGGGCTTAACACTATGCCCCATTTTTCGCATTAATTTAGGAGGTGGAGCATTTATGAGAGCTGCACAGGCAGAACAAGTTACCCACATGCGCCGGATGGGACAGAGCTACGGGAGCATTGCCGACACGCTGGGCATCCCCCTGAACACGGTCAAGTCTTTCTGCCAGCGGAACAGGCTGGGCGGCAAGAGAGTTGTCGATTTGGCGGCAGACAAAATTTACTGCGCCTATTGCGGTGCGCCTGTCCCCCAGACGGAACACCGCAAGCAGAAGCGGTACTGCTCCGACACATGCCGCATGAAATGGTGGGACGCACACCGCCAGCTTATCCGCCCGGAGACAAAGACTGTGTTCCGTTGCCAATGCTGCGGTCGGGAGTTCACAGACTATGCTTCCACACACCGGAAGTATTGCAGCCATGGATGCTATGTCAAAGCTCGGTTTGGAGGTGGCGTGGATGAGTGAGGAGCAGTTCCGCCGGGAGAAGCTGTATCAAGCCACCATGAGCCTGATGCGGATGATGCGAAGGAATCACCTCATCTCCGAGGAGGAATACCGTCAAATGGATACAATTTTTGCACAAAAATACGAGCCTCTTTTCGGCGGTTTATGGCTTGATAACGTTCCGGTTTAGAGCGAACATGGACACAGAAAGGAGTGGCTTTATGCGAAAAATCAGTAAAGTCCAACCGGAAATGCCCATGCTCCCCCAGCGGAAGCGGGTGGCGGCATACGCCAGAGTGTCAGTTACCTCAGAGCGTTTGCTGCATTCCCTCTCCGCACAGATCAGCTATTACAACAGCCTGATTCAGAAAAACCCTGAGTGGGAGTTCGCTGGGGTCTATGCAGATTATGGTGTTTCCGGCACAGAGACGGCGCACAGGGATGAGTTCAGGCGGCTTATCGCAGACTGCGAGGCTGGCACGATAGACCTTGTGCTGACCAAGAGCATATCACGCTTTGCCAGGAACACGTTAGACCTGCTGGAAATCGTCCGCCATCTGAAAGACCTGGGTGTGGAGGTTCGGTTTGAGAAAGAAAATATCAGCTCCCTGTCCGGTGATGGGGAGTTGATGCTGTCCATTCTGGCCTCCTTTGCACAGGAAGAGAGCCGTTCCATCAGTGAGAACATCAAGTGGAGCATCCGCAAGCGGTTTGAAGCGGGCATTCCCAACGGACGCTTCCGCATTTTCGGCTATCGCTGGGACGGAGATCATCTGGTCATAGAGCCGGACGAGGCAGAGGTTGTACGCCGTATCTATCAAGATTTCCTGGACGGGAAGTCCAGACTGGAAATAGAACGGGAGCTTGCCGCCGAGGGCATCACCACCCTCAACGGATGCCGCTGGGTTGATTCCAGCATCAGGGAAGTTCTGACTAACATCACCTATACAGGCAGCCTTCTGTTTCAGAAAGAGTATGTCGAAAACCCGCTTACGCATAAAAAGCGTTTGAATCGTGGAGAATTGCCGCAATTCTATGTGGAGGATACGCATGAAGCGATTATTGACAAAGCCACCTTTGACTACGTGCAGCAGGAGATGGCACGGCGGCGGGAGTTGGGCTGCTTTGCCAACAAAGCTCTCAACCTGTCCTGCTTCTCCACGAAAATCAAGTGCCAGAATTGCGGCAGGAGCTTTGTGCGCTCTGCGCGTGGTGGCGGTCAGTATGTTCTCTGGATGTGCGGTTCTAAGAAAGGCCACGGCAAGGTAAGCTGTGGCGCAAAAGACATACCGGAAGGGCAGCTACAGCGCATTTCCTGTGAGGTGCTGGGGCTTTCAGCGTTTGATGCGGATGCGTTCTCTGAACAGGTGGAACGTGTCACCGTCATCGGAAAAGACAGAATGCTCTTTCAGTTGACGGACGGCAGCATCAAAGACGTCACGTGGCATACGGATGCCTACATAAGATTCTGGACACCAGAACGACGGAAAGCACATGCGGCTTACATGAAAATTGAGAACAGAAAGCGAAAGGAGGCACAGGAACATGGCCAAACGAGTAACCATGATTCCAGCAACGGTTAGACGGCACACAGAATCTCCCTTGACGGCAGCAGTCAGACGGAGAGTTGCCGCCTATGCCCGTGTGTCCACTGACCAGAAAGAGCAGCTCACAAGCTATGAGGCGCAGGTGGCTTATTACACCAGCTACATCAAAAGCCGGGAGGATTGGGAGTTTGTCGCTGTGTACACGGACGAGGGCATCACAGGCTGTAACACCAAGCACCGAGAGGGGTTCAAGAGCATGGTTGCTGATGCCCTGGCGGGGAATATAGACCTCATCATCACAAAGAGTGTGTCGAGGTTCGCTCGGAACACGGTGGATAGCCTGACCGCCATCCGGCAGTTGAAAGAGAAAGGCGTAGAGTGCTATTTCGAGAAAGAGAACATTTGGACGTTTGACGGCAAGGGGGAGCTTCTGCTCACCATTATGTCCTCTCTGGCACAGGAAGAAGCCCGGTCTATCTCACAGAACGTCACCTGGGGACAGAGAAAGCGTTTCGCTGACGGCAAGTTCAGTCTGGCATATAGCCGTTTCCTGGGCTATGATAAGGGCGAGAACGGCACTCTTGTGATAAACGAGGCACAGGCAAAAACGGTGCGTCTCATCTACCGCCTGTTTCTGGAAGGCTACACGCCGCATGGCATTGCCAGAGAACTGACCGGACGGGGGATTCTGACACCGGGAGGAGTCAAGCAGTGGTCGCCGTCTACGGTAAGAAGCATTCTGACGAACGAGAAATACAAAGGTGATGCGCTGCTCCAGAAAAGCTATGTGGAGGACTTCCTGACCAAGAAGCAAGTGACCAACCGTGGCGACGTGCAGCAATACTATGTGGAGAATGACCACCCGGCAATCATCAAGCCGGAGGTGTTTGACCTGGTGCAGCAGGAGATGATAAACCGCTTGAAGGGCAAGGGACGGTACAGCGGTGTTGACAGGTTTTCCGCCAAAATCAAGTGCGGGCAGTGCGGCGGCTGGTATGGCCCCAAGGTCTGGCACTCCAACACCCAATACCGCCGTGTGGTTTACCAGTGCAATGGGAAATTCAAACACGGATGCACTACGCCTCATCTTGACGAACAGCAGATTGAACAGCTCTTCATTGCTAAGGTCAACGAACTGCTCACAGAAAGGGATGAGATTATCAATAATCTTCGGTGTACGCAGAATGTGCTGTGCGATGCGTCCGAGCTGGAGGACGAGGAACAGCGGCTGCGCAGGGAAATGTCGGTGCTGGTGGAAATGGTAGAAGCCTGTGTGGTGGAGAACGCACATATCGCACAGAGCCAGGAGGACTATCAGTGCAGATATGATGAGCTGGTCGACAGGTATGAAGAGGCAAAGGAACGGTTGGAAACTGTCCAGAGAGCCATTGCAGACTGTGCGGCACGGCGGAGTGCCATCGGTCATTTTATAGAATCCCTACAGCGGCAGGACGGTCTTATCACAGAATTTGACGAGGCTTTGTGGGGGAGCTTGGTTGACCATATAATTATTTTTGACAGGGAAAAAGTGCGATTTTTCTTAAAAAGTGGGATAGAAGCATAATTTTATTGCGACAGGGGGCTTAACAGCCCCCCTCTTTTTTTGCTAGTACATAGAGGGGCAAAACGACAGCCTCCGGGAAAGTGAGGACAATCAATGAAAAAATACGAATTGACGGATGAAACAAAAATATGTAACGGAGTTGAACTTCACCGCATCAGGGCTTTGACGTCTTTTGCAGGTGTGAAAGTAGGTGAACTTGGTGGCTATGTAGAGAGTGAGAATAACCTGAGTCATAAAGGCATTGCGTGGGTTTGTGATGATGCACAGGTCTACGGCGATGCACAGGTCTACGGTGACGCATGGGTTTATGGTGATGCAGCGGTCTTCGATGATGCACAGGTCTACGGTGATGCACGGGTCTACGACAAAGCAGAGGTCTGCGGCGATGCACAGGTCTGCGGCGATGCACAGGTTTTCGGTGACGCATATGTCTACGGTAATGCACAGGTCTACGGTGACACATATGTCTACGGTAATGCAGTGGTCTGCGGCAATGCACAGGTCTACGGCAATGCACAGGTCTACGGTGACACACGGGTTTATGGTGATGCAAAAGTCTACGACAAAGCAGAGGTCTGTGGTAAAGCGCACGTTTATATTAACGCTTCCATCCACGGCGATGCCGAAATCAACGGCAAAGCACGAATCGTTGGCGATGCAGAAGTTTTTGGCTTTACACTGGTTTCCGGGGATGCTGTGATTTCCGACGGTGCGGTTATTTCCAGTAATAAGGACTACCTTTGCTTTACTGGCTTAGGCTCTGGGATGGGCAGTGTGACAATGTTTCAAGATCACAGGAACAATATAATCCGAGTGATGTGGAATGGGGTGGCTACAGGAAGCCTTGAAACTTTTGAACAGAACATCAGTGGAGAGAACGCAAACAGGGAGTATACAAAAGAGTATCTTGCTTGCATTGATGTTGTGAAAATTCATTTTGAAAGAAAACAGGAAAAGAAGTGATCAACATGACAAACAAGCAATATCAGCTGTATGATTTATACCAATGCTACGGTGCTGTCGCAGACTGCGACACACTCGAAGAAATCGAGAAAGCCCGTGCAGACTGGGAAGCAGAAACCGATGGAGAATGTGATCTGATCATTCGCCAGTGGGATGAAAATTTGCTGGGTTACAGGGCTGTTTCTGGCTCTGTGAAACTGTGAAAGGGGGTAAGACTATGAGACTCATTGATGCTGATAAGCTGACAGCGGATTCTGACTTAGTTCTTTCCATAGTCAGCTTGGTGAAATCCTGTCATATGGAGCACAGATCAGGATGTTGTGCTCCTGATTGCAGTGAGTGTATGTCACGGTTTTTCAATCATTTTCACTCTAATCTTGCACCAACGGTTGATGCTGAACCCATCAGACATGCCGTGTGGACAAGACCAACGAACTCTCCACTCGCCCGGTACTGTTCTCTGTGCAGCACACGGCACATCGTAGGTATGCCAAATAACTATTGTACCAACTGCGGTGCAAAGATGGAGGGGATTGAACCAGATGGAAGATAAATCAAAATTTGTAGAAGCAATTGGACAGGCACTGCGTGACTATTCCAGGGAAACTGTTATCAAGGCTGAGTACATGGAAATTCCATATACAAATGACGGCGAGACCTACACCAGAGAAATTGTCCGTATCACGTTCAAGGACGGCTGGCAGAAAGACATTGGTGTGAGTTGCAGTTCCTGTCTTGCGATGCTGCATGACCTGTACAAAGGTCTGTTGTAAGGAAAGGGGTGTGAAGAAATGACACTGCGTGAGTTTTCAAACAACTGTTTCGCTGTAAAAGGTAAGTGTGAAATTATAGTGGTTGATTATGAACTGGAGCCAGAGGATTTTGATGAGTCTGACAACTTAGATCGGCTGTTCACACTGAAAAGCTCATTCCTGCCAGAATACTATCTAAAAGAGGCTTTTGCCAATGCAGAAGTTCAAGAGGTGTATGCTCTTGAACGTGACAAATTTCTGGTGCAGGTGAAAGGTAAGAAAGGGAGGTAATTCATGAAATGCGTTATTTGCGGGAGATCATTTCCCGACAAGATGACCATGGTCAAAACGAGAATGAAAAGCAAGGAGTATGTAACCAGAATCCCCCAAGAGCTGTGCGACTATTGCACAGCTCCGAAAGCGGCTCACAGACGTGCGCAAAAGATGGAGATACCGGACGGTGCAATCGACGGCTGCATCCGGCTGGCTGGAGCTGTTATAAAAGGCTGTATCCAATACTACAAACAGTTGTACTGGAGAGCGTTGAAAGAGGTAACGCAGGTAAAGCGGCTTGACGGCGAGGCGGTGAACGAGTTCCTGTGGTATGATCAGATAGTTCATCGTCCTTATTACGCCCACCTGACGTTTGGAAAGATGCCGGAGCTGATTCAATACGCCCGCAGGAAAGAAGACGAATCCCTGAGTGGCGACATGGCAAAAGCTGCTGAAAGGATAAAAGAACGAATGACAGGAGAAAGATGCAATGAAGATAGAACTGCAAATACAGATTGATGCGCTAAAGATGTTATTCACCCAGAAGGATGACAATCCAGCCTATGATGATTCAAACGAGGGATGTGTGTATCTTACAACGTCCGGATTTTGGGCTGTGCGAATCCCGGAAGAGGATTTTTGGCTGGATAAAAGCAAATTGCAACCAGCATCCCTGACAAGATTTTTAAAGGAGAGTATTTCCTATGCTAAGGAGGTTCATTTGAAACGTTTTGATACAGATAAGAACCTTAAACCAACGCTAGCCGTTCTCAGTAATGATACATGTGAAACAACTATTAATGCAAAGACACTCAAATTACTGTCCAAGGATGGTTGTAAACTATATACCAAAGGCAGTAATGCAGTAATTTACTTTATGCTGGATGACGAGGTCTATGCGTTTTGTATGCCATGTTATCGTAAATAGCTTTTCACCTGATTATCACAAAACCATCATGTCAATCTCACATTTGCATCTTATAATGATAAAAATAGTCATTTTGAAAGGGATTGATGGTATGGCATTTTATCATTCTCGACAAGCCGTTGTAAACCGCTCCGGCAGTAAAATTCCGGTGTATGGAAAAAGAGGGCATAGCGTCGCCCATACAGGGGCTATCACTGTGGCTGGGGAACCGATTGGCACAATTTACCCGAATGAGTTTTATACGGTAATACCAGACCCAGACAGCATGTATATTACCTCTTTTGAGATTGTTTTCAGAGACCCGAACGGTAATCAAAAACACGGTTACCTTGAAACGTTGCCAGCCACGACTTATGACGAATACGCATGGGCGGCATACCAGGAACCGTATCACTATTACAACAGCAACGGTTCAACCCTTGTGGCGGCAGAAAAGCAGGTAATTAGTGGGAAAACCTATTACATTTTTACTGTGCATGGTTCCGGGAGACTGTATATGAACGCCTCCGGAAACTATCAAGGCACTTTACCTGTTGGAACAAAACTGGCGACATCAGGTTCTACTACGGGAGTTACCCATGGAGGCTACATGTTATTTAATAAAAAGAAACTTCCGGGAGAATCGTGGGAGAGCCTGATTCCCAATGCTACATATGGCTTTGTAGACTTGGGCTTGACAGTTGGTTCTTTTCCGTCAAATCGTCCTATCAGATAGAAAGGAGGATACTTTTATGAAACATTTGAAAAAGAAACTTGCTGCACTTGGTATCGGTCTGGCTGTAGCCGCATCAAGTGCTGTGTCTATGACTGCGTCTGCTGTGTGGCCGACTCAAGTTAATTGGCCGGGGTATAATGACCCCAGTCTGAACAAGGAATTCTATCTGCCTTATACTGGTAGCTTCTATGCTTCCACTTACATGGTTGAAGTACGTGACTTAAAATGGGATGAATACGATGTAGAAATATTCAGTGCTGCAAATGATGTGTATTCCGACCCTGCTGGTATTGAGTTTGAATTCCGCCCCAGAGTAGGCAAAGACGCTGTATGGAGTTCAAAAGGGGTTACGTCATCCAATTTTCCAAGTGTGTATTACGAATTTCAATTATTCGACCGTAATGACGTGTCCATTGGTTTTGGCGATGTACGAGATATCGAAGCTGGGGTCAGTTACTATGCTCGAATGAGTCTGGAAAAAAATCCCAGCTTCTCAGGGGCGACAGGAACACAACTGGACTATACCTTTGAAGCTGAGTATGGTCGTAAAATTTGGCCTACAGAAGAATATGACCCAAATTATTACACAGTGTACAATAATGGGGAAAACAATGTAAAACTCGGTCAAAAATACTATTGGTAAAGGCAAACTGTATGAGTGTTTCAAAAAAAACTATTGTAACGGCTGCCATTAGCACCGTAGTACTAGCTCTGGTTTGTGTTGGCGCATACGCATTCACACAATCTTCTGATAAGACTGTAAGTGCAAGTATAGAAGAAGCTGAAGATAGAGTAAAAGTCTTTATTGGTGACGTAAACCGTGCATCAGAGGACTATGTGCAACAGAGAGATATGTATCTTAAGAAATCCGCAAAAGCAGACGCAGATGAAGTTATGGAAGCTGTTATCGGTTTTAATGATTATTACACGGTCGATGCTATTACTGCTTGGGCGGAGAACTATGGTATCACCATCAACCATGCATATATGTGGCCTAAAGGTGAAACAGGACGAATGCTCTTGTTTGTTGAAGATAACAGCTTTGAAGCTAGTTTAGAATCCTATAAGCAGGAAGTCGAAGAAAACGGATATTGTGAAGATAAGCAGTTTGCTAAGGACTACCAGCGTTTCCTTGACGGCGAATATGGAGTTTTTGCTCTGACTGTCACCGCATCCGCCGAAACCTTGGAAACCATAAACACTGAATCAGACTATGTCAACTATGTTGATGTGATGTACAACGCAGAGGCAGAGACATACGCCAAAAAGGTTGGCAAGCCTGTATCTTATATCGAACTTCCTTCCAAGCCGGACGGCGCACTCTAAAATTATAGAACAGAACCCGGCACGCCTCTAAGCTATGCGTACCACGCCGGGTCAGATAAACCAAGCTGGAGTTACCTTCCACCCCCTTTTCGAACAGCTCCACGGATGCTATTGTCCGTGGAGTTTCTTTTAGCCCTTGCTATTAGTCTGAACTTATGGTATAATGTAGCCAATGAAAGGAGCTGAACACACGATGGAAAACACCCCAAAGACCTCGGCGGCAAACCTCCGGGCAATCAACAAGTTCAACAAGGAAAAGACCACGGTGATAACGATGCGGCTGAACAACAAAACCGATGCCGACATCCTGGAACGGCTGGACACACTCTCGGAGAGCAAGCAAGGCTACATCAAGCGGCTGATCCGGGCGGACATGGCGTCCAACCCCTGACAGGACAAAAAGAGCAGGTGCAGACAGACCGCACTTGCTCTTTCTCTGCCTACTTGCTCAGCCCTGCGTTGAGGCGTTCCACCAGTGCCGATTGCAGCACGGCGGAGAAGTTGAGTTGCTGCGCCTCTGCCATGCTGTTCAGCCATGCAGGGATGGACAGCGTTTTCTTTACCGCTTTGGTGGAGCGATTTTTGAGATATTCGCTGGGCGAGAACTCGACCATGACTACAAACTCGCCCCCATCCAGCTCCACGCTGCTTGGAGCGGACGGAGCAGGAAGAGCCGTGCCATTCTCGGCAGCGTCCTCATAGTACAAGCCCAGAGCGTCCTTGATGTTCTCGGTTGCTTCTGAGAGCGTTTCTCCCTGCGAGATGCAGCCGCTGATGTCATGCAGCCAGACGCTGTATCCGCCATCCTCTTCCGGATGCAGGATTGCGGGGTAGTAGAGTTTATTCATAGAAAAGCCTCCTCCTGGATGCAGGATTTATTTCAGCCCTGCCTCTTTCAAAATTTTCTGTTCTGTCCCCTTCTTCAAATCCTTGCTGTGCTTAGGGACTGTGGTCGTCTTGCCTGTGGCTTTGTTCCTGTAAAAGAAGTGGGAACCGTTGGAGTGTTCAAGGCGAAACCCATTGGTTTCCAGGAGCCTTATCATTTCACGGGGTGTCATTGGCATTTGTTTTCCCTCCCCTATGGTGTCTCCATTATACACGTATTTTACGTACAAGTCAAGAGCTAACCAAGCCATATAGTACACAAAATACCGCTGCGAAGAGTGAAGGCTCTGCTGCGTACACAGGCAAAGTCGCTGAAAGGCGGCTGTTTTTTTGCCCTCTTGCCTCTGTGCATTATGTACAGAATTGTTGAAAACCTTTGTACACTATTTTTTCTTAAAACGCTTGACATTAGTATAGACTTATGGTATAATATAACTACAGAAAGGGAAAGGAAAATCCCAAACACCAGAAAGGTTAAGAAAATGAAAGAGCAAGCAGTTAGACACATCGAGTACCTTATTTGGGGGACAGAGAACATGGAGCAGAAAAGCAGCAGCAAAGCGATAGTCAGCAACAATCAAGGCAGGGCGCAGGGAGCGATTGAGTTGGCACACGAGCTTGGAATCCTAACGGATGACGAATACGAAGATTACTGGGACAAGGCAAACACCGCAGCAATGAACAACCCGGCATACTGGGAAACAAGCGCAAGCAAGTAAGCCCTTTTCGCAAAAACGTAAAGCGCAGAGCCGCGAGGCTCTGTTGCTCGTTCCAGCAGCAGTCGCAGTGATGCGGCTGTTTTTATGCTCTCTTGACTGTGTGCATTATGTACAGAATTGTTGAAAACCTTTGTACACTATTTTTTCTTAAAACGCTTGACATTAGTCTTTACTTATGCTATAATAAAGACACAGTAAAACAAAGACAATCCAAGGAGGAAAAACTTATGAAAGCAGCAAAGTATGTTATGTTCACAGACCACAAGGCTGATTACAATCGCCTGGACTCATTCACCCGACTGGATGCCGGAAACATTCTGGAGGCAATGGCCGAAGTGATTGATAAGACTTCCGAAGACGACAAACTCTACATGGTGACTGTTTATGAGTTGGTAAGCGGCACAAAGGGTACACAGTATAAACCGATTTTGGAAAACCGTGATCACAACGGTTTTGTACCATGTACAAATGACCCCTACGTACTCATCAGAGAAACTTACAGGGATGGCGAGTGGTTCAACCTAGAGGTTGCATAAGGCACAGTGGCAGGGCGGTCAAAACCGCCCTCTATTTTTGCCCTCAAAAGCTATCGTTTCAGAGTTTGCACCCAAGAAATCGCCATTTGCACACACCTTGGGGTTATCGTTTCATTGTATCAAAGTCAGAGTCTTGATAGAGCCGTCCATGGGCATCGGCAACTTTTTCGGCCTGCTGCCGCAGTCGATGTCTGACGCGAAGCTCTACGGCGTGGAAGTGGACAGCCTCACCGGGCGCATCGCCCGCCAGCTTTACCAGAAAGCGGACATTACCATATCCGGCTTTGAGAACACCGACCAGCGGGACTTTTACGATCTGGCCGTGGGTAACGTGCCCTTTGGACAATACCAGGTACATGACCCTGCTTATAAGAAGCTGGGCTTTAACATCCACAACTATTTCTTTGCCAAAACGCTGGACCAGGTAAGGCCGGGCGGCATTGTGGCCTTTGTCACCAGCCGCTACACCATGGACGCCAAGGATTCCACCGTGCGGAAGTACCTGGCGGAGCGGGCCGACCTGCTGGGGGCCATCCGCCTGCCCA